AGTCGTCTTACCCGTAACCTTGTTTTTCGCTCAGGGTCCCCCGATTTACTAGCGACGATTTCCTTACGCCTACTCCTGTACTAGCACCCAACTGGAGGTTGCTCGAGCCGGACAAAACTGGGTGGTGGAATGGTGGGCGATGAATGATTCTCCGCACTTCTCGCATGACTTGGCCTTCCGGAAAGGTCCACGTTTCGCATCTCGGGATTTTGTTCGACAGCGCGCGTTGCAATACTTCCGCTTGTGCCCGTCGAACCCAGCCCCACAGTCCTTACATTCCTGCATATTATCGCGCTCTGCGTATCCCCTGCGCACACTCCACCCCCGTTGAACTCATCTGCTTCTTGTTCTTTCCACCCGGGTGACGACCGGCACCGAGGTTGCGGCTAACCGTTCGTGGTTGCATGCCGTTGAGCGCGTGTCTTCTCATGTGATCGTCCATCGATGACTCCGGAAAGATTACGGTTTTCATTATGCACGTGCTGCACACCGAGCCAGTAACTATCTGATGGCCGACACGGATCTGTCGCCGTTTGGGTCTGCTGTTCAACCCTGTTTGGCTCCTTCGTTCATTCTGGTTTTTCTTCCTCGATCACGATTCCGTCGAGATCGATCATCAGCTCCAGCGTGAGCAGGCGCGCGTGCCCGAGCTGCGAGTCGAGCCTCCAATTCACTACGCCCTTCAGCTCTAATCCGTCGAGCGAGATCGAATCTCTGCGCGCGATCGCGGAGCTATGCGCAATAATCTTCACCTTGTGGAACTTAAAATTGCTCATTCGAATATTCTCATTTCAAAATCCTCTCGACGTCGTCGTAATCCGCAGGGTGCCAGACATAGGTCTCAGCACCAGGACAGCGGGACAGCAGATCAAACCAGTCCTGCTGGTCCTTGTCCCTGATCTTTTCGCCGTCTCTCTTGCACTCCACGAATAGGATGCGAGGAGGTCTGACGAGGACCGTATCGAGAAACCCTTTGCCGTCGCCCTCGACTGCGGTGCGATAGATGAAGCCTTTTCCTTTGCAGAAGCGACAATCTGGATAGAGCCCGACGCGGCCCTTGCAGCGCTTGCACTTGGCGAGGGATGGGCGGAAGTGGCAAGCCTTCCAGCCAAACCACCTCCCGAGATTAATCACCTGATGCTGCCAAACTGTTTCAGCTATTACAGGTCGCCCGTTTTTCACGGAGGCAAACCTTGCAGTACGCAACAAGATTCGTTCCTTTCCGAATGTAAGCCTCGGATCGAGGATGACCTTTTCGGCAAACACCCTGTTTATGCAAAGAGGCAAGAGGATGATCACCACGCAGGAAATTGACGCGTTGTGGAACAGCTTCTAAATGATCTGGGTTGCAGCAAACTCTAATTTTGCAGAGATGATCCAACACCAACCCTGCGGCGACCACGCCGTTTTTATGCTCGTAAGCAATTATGTGAGCATGGCGATGCCCGCTGCCCGTGTTTATATGACCATAACCACCCTCGGTTTTCGCACCATTCCAAATCCAGCAGCCGTTTTTGTCGCTGGTTTTCCAATAGCTTATTATCCGCTCTCTCTCGTCAGATGTAAACGGATCAGGTTTCTGTCTTGGCATACGCGGCCACTTCAACAATGAAAACGGATCATCGCGCGCTTTATCGAGATTGGCGACACCGAGCTGAATGCCGCCCTCCAGAATCTTTGCGCTATTGGAGACTCCGAATAGCTGGTGAAGTCGTGTCTGTTTCTTAACACCAAAGTGTGTCTTTATTGCGTCAAGAAACTGCTGCTGTCGCTCGACGAGGTTCATTCGCCCACCTTATAGCCCTTTGCTGAAGGACATTCTTTCGCCATCAGAGGTGGCACTGCATTTCCGATTTGACGAAATGCGGGATTCATCGTGGTCCGCCGATAACCACATCAAATGCTTCAGCCGTACGTCCCAGATCAAGCTCACGTACTAAGTCTTTCGGAGTCGTGCGCGTAATGTCACGCGGTAACGAATGCATTGGATTTCCGGCGTGGAAATTACGGCCGTGTGACGCCGCTGCACTGTCATCATTTTCAACAGCCCCGCGAATTACAAATCCCGCAGCAGCAAATCCCAATGACAAGCCGCCACATCCCGAAAAGAGATCCAAGACGCGCGGCATTCCATCTCCTGCGAGTCGCTCGATTTTGCGGTGAATGGCTGCGATTTCCATAGTTGATTCAGGAACGTGCGTTTTCAGGTATCTCTTCACTCACGCGTGACCCTACAGCCCCGGTTAAGGGCAATGCGGCTTGAACCGGTACCGTTTTAGTTGCACTCTGAGCAGCCAAAACTGGCTCAAAAACATGGGCAGCAAGATGGCGTACTACCGGAACAACGACACCATCCCCCGTTAGATGATACGCCTCATTGTAGTTCCCTGGCAGATCGTAATCGTCGGGAAGGCCCATTAGGCGCGCGGTTTCGCGTGTTGAAATTAATCTTGATTTTACCGATCGCCCGTCCACCACAACGATAACCTGCCGACTTGACCCACCGGCGGGAGTTCTCAGACAACCCGCAACATCATCGAAACGGACCTCCGCTCGCTGCACCTTGTCGCCGTCCTCATCATGGCGAGTTCGTTTGTAAACGGTTCCGACCATGCGCCGGCCCATGCGCTTTGCTATTTCAACTTTCTTCAGATTGATATCGCTCATCATTGCAAGCAATTCGCGGGTTTCCGCTGCTGTACGCCATTCAACGCTGGTTGGATTGTCTTCTATGATATCGACGAATCGGTTCTTGCGCTTCGCCGGTTCTGGAAAATTCCACCAAACCCAATTGTTCTTCATCTTGGCGGGCAGCCGTTCGTATGCCGCTCGAAGGGCGCGAGTGTGCCATCGTTCTGATGGTTCCCCTGATAACGCGACTGGCAATTCACAGCCTTCTTTGACGCCGATGACGAAAAGCCTTGGTCGTGATTGCGGTACGAAGAGTGCGGCGTCGATTACAACTGCTCCGAACTTGTAACCTTCCTGTTGGAAGGCGGAGCAAATTGTGGTGAAGTCTTTGCCACCGTGCGATGTGATCGTTCCGCAGACGTTCTCCAATGCGATTATCGATGGGGCGCGATCTTCCTTGATGAGAGCCTTCATGAGATTCCAAAAAGGCCAGAACGTGCCGGAACGCTCGCCTTTTAGCCCAGCGCCAGCACCCGCAAGCGACAAGTCCTGGCATGGGAAAGAGGCCCAAACCATATTCGCTTTGTCAGGTAGGTCACCCAGAACCAAAGAAGTTACATCTGCTGCCTTGAGGATGCCCTTGCCCCAATTCTTTTCATATATCCGTGCTTTCTTGAAATCAAAATCGTTAGAAAAAAGGCAGCTCCACTCTTTACCAAGACCGGCACGCGCCATTCCAGCGCCCGCGAAAAATTCGTAAAATGTTAGCCCCGGTTTCAAGTGGTTCCCCTTTGTCGGAGTATGAGCGGAAGCTGTAGGTCACCAGTTCTGTGACGCTCAAGAAATTCACGGATGGCAACCAGCTCGGCGTCGAACACGTGGCCGCAGTCACAACTTATGCGCGTGGTTGAGATTCTCATCATGCCCTCGCCGGCATCACGGCGCCGGTCACCCTGTCCATGCCCGCCGCGCTAGCTTCGATCTTGACGGGATCCTCCTCGCCTGCATAGTACATGTGAAACGTTTCGACCCCGACCGCCCTCAGCGCCTTGAGGAGCTTCTCTAGTGTCTCGACCTTGAACGCGATTTCGCCGATCTTTTCCTGCTTTTGTTCAAGATGCGACTCATACGTGAACAGATCGAGCTGTGCCGTGGGCAGGAATTTATATCTGCCGACCGATATCGCCAGCGGCCCGTCTCCATGGGAGACCGTAATCGTGGCGGCTTCGCCGGTTAGAGCCTTCGCTTTGAGAATCTGCGCGCACATCTCAGACTCGACCGTGAACGGCTCCTTGATGTCGAATTTCTCGGCCGGGATGAGCTTTAAAAGCATGTGACCGTCGGTCGCCATCGCGGAGCTCGGCTCGATTCTCACACAGCGGAGCTGTGTCCGCTCCTCATCCGTGCTGGCTGCTTTCCAGAGCGCGAAGATTTGCGCTGGTAGGGCTTTGAACTCCTCGACTTTCTCGGCTATTTTTTCGTCGGCTTTCTTTGTTTTAGGCATCGCTTCTCCATGCGTTTTCTCTGACTGCTTCCCTTAAAAGTTTTAGCTGTCCGATGAAGTGCTTGATGTCGTCCATGCAGCCGACGTTAAACACAGCGTTGCCTGTCGGCAGAAAACAATACTGACGCCATGGCGGATACCAGCGGACTTCGCCCAACTTGAAATCGCTGTGGTTATTGAGGCAGGCGAACACGGCTGTCTTTTCCTTGCGCTCAGTCTCCACGAAATGAATGAATTTGTAGCGGCTGGTCATGGGTTCGTCCTTGCCATCATCGCTCGCAATTTGTCCGCGAAACTTAACCGCCGCTTGTGCTGCCCTGGCTCCAACTGATGGCCTTTTTTGGCTTTAGAGTGACGACGTTTTTTTTTCTGTTCGTTGTATGCGTAGCTCATCCTCGCTTCTTTCTAGCTGGGATTGTTCAGGCGGTCTTTCCGCCAAGTGACCGAGCGCCGATTCTGGAAACTCCCACAGGCCCAGCGAGCCACTGCAGGTAAACCTCCTTGCACTACTCTAAAAAGAGCACTGATTTTGCCTTGGCCGTTCCCGGCTGCGGATAGTCGATCAGGCCGAGACTCCTCAACGATCCTAGATTGTTAAAATAACCGCCCGAGGTCGGCGATACGCCGAGCTGCTTGGCCAGCGCGTCTTTCTGTATGGCGTCCGGATATGCGTCGATCAGCGCTTTCAAAATCCGCCATTTGGCCGCCGGCAATCTGGCGCTAAGCGATTGGTGGAGTTCAGTCGTATTCGTCGGCACACCGTCTGTGTTCGCTACGGCTCTTCCGGCATCGGTAAGCATTGCGGTCCCGCCGCTTGGATATTCGATGAGATTATCTGATCGCAATGCGCCCAAGTTGTTAAAATAACCGCCGCTGGTAGGGCTGACACCGACCAATAGCGCGAGCTGCGTTTTATCGGCGGTGGTTACTCCGATCCCTTCCAGAAATGCGAGCCCGTTTAGAATCTTTTGCTTGGCGGGTGGAAGTTGGCCGGCGACCGCCTCTTTAACGCGCCGTATTGATTCAGGCGAGACCATCATCGGCTTTCGGCCATTGTGCGTAATGATCGGCCGAGATTGCGAAAGCTTGAATTCCGAGACGGCTTTGCGGATTTGCGCGACGTATTCTTTTAGATCCCTGAGATTATCGTTGGCCTCGGCTACGCCGCTCATAGCATCGCTCAGCGTGGTTTGGATCGTGCGGAATTGTTGCTCGTCTATCACCGGCACCTTGACTTCGACCGGCTCTTTGACGACTTGCGGCGCGGTGGCCGGCGTGGCTTTTAACTGCTTCTCCAGTTCGGCGATCTTTTTCCTGAGCTCGCGCGGGTCGTCGGCTTTGGCGCGCTCGATGGTCGCCGCCATCCGGAGCGTGAGTGCCTCTAAGTCAACGTCGGCAAGGTTCTTGGGTTGGACCCTCTTTTCGCCCGGTTTGGGCGTCGCGCCGCTGTCGAACGTCTCGATCGGTAGGACATGGACCCGCTTGAATATGCCCGCCGTTGTCGGCCAGCCCGGTGACCAGAACCACGCATCGCCGACCGGCAATGACGGCAAGGACTCCATCAGTGTCTTGCGCTGTTCGGGCTCGCCGTGCACCTGTATCCAGGCATCCATTGCGGCAAGATCCTGCGGCGCGATGGTGCGCAGCGCGACCAGCATTTGCGCCTGGGTCAGCACATTTTTATTGAGAACAGCGGAGCGCTGCGTTACCAAGACACAGCCGATGCCGCGCTGACCACCTCGACGGACGATGTCTTCGGCGGCGCCGAGCATGCGCTCCTCGCCCTTTTGAGGCTTCTGCGGTGCGATCGCGTCGGCCTCGTCGATCACGAGCATCATCGGCGTGCGGTAGATTTCACGCGCTTTTAGCCTGTAAAGGTTTTCGAGAAACGCGGTCATGAAGGTGGCGACCTCGTGCTTACGGAACAATGAAACATCGAGCAGGATGCTGACCTGCTCCTCGACCACGAGTTTGGCGACAATCTCGCCGCCGCTCGATTCTAGGGGTACGTCGCCGCGCTCGCCGCCCAGGATGACGATTGGCAGTCCGGGGTTCTTGCCGTCGGCGGTGGACCGGATGCCCCATTGATCGCCTTTTGGATCCACCAAGACGACTTGCTGGCCTGATTCAAATAATTGCTCGACCAGCCTCCGCATGGCGTAGCTCTTCCCCGCGCGCCGCTTGGCCAGGATCGCGATCGTCTGCGTGACGGTGTCGACCGGGAGAGTTAGGTTTTTAGCGAGTTTCAGCACTTAATCGTCGCCTTCGTTCTCCCCGTAGTCCATTGGCAGCCGCCGCTGCGGGTTGAGAATTTTATCCAACGACGGAATGTAAACGCTGATCGGCGCCGGCCTGATCTGTGCCAGAGCTGCGCGCGCTACTTGCTCGCCGCATGGCGTCATCGAATAGATCGCGCCTTGGCCGTAGAACTTTGTGAACGCCGGCTGGCCGTCACACTCCGGCACGTCGACACGGATAAACGAGCAGCCGACGATGCTGGCCTCAGTCACTTTGCCCGCGATCTGCGTATGGCCGAAGATTTCGATGATCGCCCACGATTCGAATTTCTCAGACTCCATTTTCTAGCCCTCCTGTCATTCAGCATCTCCAAACAGCGACCGGATTTTAGACGCCCTTTCCTGTATGTACTTCCGCTCCTCCTCGGGAGGCTCCGGCGGTGCCGGCGCTTCGTACCTTTCCATCTTCTCGCGGATTGTCGCCCTCAATTCCCTTTGACTCTGAGCAGCTATGTCCCAGCCCTTTCCAGGCCAGCGTTGATCGAGCTCCAGATAGGCGTCGACTGGATCGCGTTTCGACTCCAAGAACCGCAGCACGGTTCTAAGCGCGTCCTCTCCCTCGGTGATTTTTTGTGGATCGCGGGCCTCGAGCTGTTCCCCCAGCTGGGTGATCGGTTTTCTGGGCTCGGAGTCTTTCACCTTCTGCCAGAGCTTCTCCCTGCCCTCGGTAACAAAGCCGCGCATACGCTCTTTGCTGGGAAACATGCCGGGAGGCATCTTGTCGCAGGCAAGGTTCGCGGCCTCGAAGAAAATCTCGTCGTGCTCTTTCTGGAAGTCCTCCCACCAGTCAATGCGGACCTGCGGGTCGAGGTGGCCGGTCTTGCCGTGGTATTTCTCAACCCATGTAAAACACTCGTTGAATGTCTGTTCGGTCATGGCTGCGCCTTGGCCTTCGCACGTTTAGCGTTCTCAATCGCCCTTTGCCTGATCTCGGCCCGGTTCATAATCAGAGGTGTTGCCACCGGCTCTTTGTCAGGCTCGTAGAGGTCCATCCAGCCGCTGCGCACGGCTTTTTCCACTATCTTGGTCGGGTCATGGCCTTTGTCCTGGGCATCGGACAAAAACTTGTAAATCATCTCGACTTGAAAGATCGTTAAACGCTTGCCTTCGCCCTTCCAGAACCGCTCAAGACGGTTCCACATATCCCAGCCGCAAATCTTCGCCGGATGCTTTTCGAGTCCTAGGTCATTGTCTATGACTAGCTCCGCGCGCGCGCGAAGAGGGGGCGCGCCAGCGCACCCGATAGAAGATGAAGGGGAATGTGAAGGGGAAGGGGAAGGGGAAGCGCTGTTTTCCGCACTTTCCCGCTGATTTCCGCTGGTGTTGATTTCATTGAGTTTTGGCGTTTCGCGCCGGTTCTGCTTACCCACATAGCTCTGATACTTGTAGAAAATTTCGGACGGAAAGAAGTAATAACCCTCCTCATCAATGCCCATCAGTCGCTCCAGAACCAGCTCGGCAAAGGCACTCGCCATGTCGGCGCTGGTGCGGTTTTGGCGACCTGGAAAGATTAGAAGCCGCAACTCCTCAGGATCGCGTTTAGGCAGTCTGCAATCATCCCTGGCGTGCGGTACGCACCAGGTGTAGAGCAGTGCCGCGAATTCCGATACGCGGTTGAGCTTCCCCTCAATCGACAAATCAGTGCTTATTTTTCGGCAGCGTGCGATGGCTACGCCTTCTTCCCAAAAGTCTGCTCGAAAACCTTGATCGCATCATCGTTAGTCTCGACAACTTGAGCAGCCCTGGTACGGCGCCAGCGTTCCAAGGCTTTGAGTGCGATCAGCCCGCAGTTACGCGAGCAGTATTGATGCGCAATTTGACTGAGCGCTTCGATTAAGTCTTCGACTTGGTCCATCCTCATCTCCTCATAGCGGCCAGCAGTTTCCCTACTTGCAGCCCTACTGCTGCTGCGTAAAGCCGATGACCGTGGGCGTGTTGGCCGGTCACTCGGCGCCGCCGATCTCCTCGATTGATTGAATCCGCACCGCCCCTTTGAGCGTTAACGCCATTTGCATGACGGCGCTTGTGCACGGAGCCCGGTATTCCCGCAGGACAACCCTTTCCTGTCTGTGCACAAGGCAGACGACTGCCACGCGCCAGAGCTTGCGCGGCGCCGGCTTACGTACTGGCATCATAATCCGCCGAGGATTTATCGATGGCCGCCGTCTCGTCGAGCTTCTCTATCGAGAGCCCGAGATATTTCTCCGTGTGAGCCTCCACGGCCGGCTGAGCCTTCATGCGTCTTGACTTCTCGTCAGCGCAGACCAGAAAATCCCCGATGATCCATTTGTCGTTGGGCTTCATCGCGGCCTTCAGTGTCGTCTTGATCTCTTTATCGAGGTGGTCGTACTCCGTCGCAGCCGCGTCGAGCTCCGAGCGCCGACTGATCTTGTAGGAAAGCTCGGGGTCATTGACCGCTGCCATGCCTTCGCCAGAAAAGAACGGAGGCAAACAAACTCTTTTAAAACTCCAACATTTTAAACAGACAGAGGGATCATCATGGAATGGCGGCAGTGATGACAACTCATCAGCGCCAGCCCGGATGGCCTCAATAGATTCAACCGCAGTTTCAAGTTGACGGAGTATCCTTTCCATCATTTCCCAATCCAAGGGAACTTCAATAAATTTCCACTTGCCGAGCATGTTATCGAGCCATAGAAACCCGATGGCGATGTCGTTCATGTACTGATAAACCATGATTTGCTTCACGTATTTACAAAAAAAGGGGTGAGCAAGAAGATCATCGACAGTGTCAAATCGGTCAAAAATAGAAGGGTGCATCGTCTTCAAATCAAACGGAACCAACTGTTTCCCGATCTGGATTTTGCCATCAATCTTGCCGCGCAATAGCAAACGCCCCTTCGCGTCTTTCAATTCAAATGCGCGCTGTTGCTCTACTGGCCTGATACCAAGACTAAGCATCTTCATGTTTGCGATATTTTCTTGCTCGGTTCCGGCTTCCAATCGAGCCAGTAGATCAAGACCGAAGGCAGGCCGATCTTCCCAATGAAGTACTCCAAGTGCGGTCTCGCGAGCACAATTGGAGATGTCACTTGCTATCGGGTTATTGCGCGGCCATTTAGCCGCCCTTAGCGAGAGTTGTTCTTCGCGCTTTTTCTGAACTTCTTCGAAGAAGGGCTCTAACATTTCCGATCCTCCATTCTCCACCTACGTTGCCGTTCGATATCGCAGGTTCGACAAACGCGCTGCCCTATGGCTAGTTTCGATTTGAGCAAATTGTCATCGCTCAAGGGGTGACCAGACGGGCAATGCGTCTTTCGGGCATTGATCGCCCAAGGTGTATCAGAGCGCGACTTATTAACTTCTGGCGTTACGGGCTCCAGGTGATGTTCATCAACGCAGGGCATCAACCGGCATTTGTGGTCGAGTTCTAATCCATCCGGGACTGGTCCATTGATTTGTTCCCATCGCCATTTGTGAGCGATGACCCTTTTCTTATTTACTTTGAATTTGCCGTAACCCCTAGAAAGAGAGCCGATCCAAATAGTGCAGCCTGTGTTAGGTTCTGGCATGCAGTAATTTTCGAATCTTTGCATTGGGGTCAGTCCGCAATGAAGTCCTCTTTTGCCCATCGTAGCCAACTCTATTTCCCTTCGGTATCTTGTTTGCGCAGGTATGCCCTGTAATCATCAAAGGTCGCCAAGACCGATGGCTCCAAATAAATCTTGTTTCGCGGGTCGTCGGGATAACCGTTTTCGGTGGTAAGCCAAATGCCGTAGCCGTCAGACTCCGCATAAACGGAATCGCCGAGGTAAATTTTCTTAGCCATTCATAGCTCCGGTATAGATCCGCCTTCCTCTATGACCTGGATAGAGGCATCAAGGAGCTTGCGAAATTCTTCCCACTCTTCGTTACGAAAGGTCAGGTCGCCGCACTTGGCCAAAACCATTCCTTCCATGCCGGCATAGACCCGGACATGCGTGTGGCCACCCATGACGCGATAACGAAGCCGTGCAACTACCTTCACGCCGCCCTCTGGTGCTTGTCCAGGTCGCACTGCTCCCGGAGCCGCCGCAGGAAATAGCCCTCGTCGAGCCCGAGCACCGCGCAGCAGTAGCTGAACGACAGCGCGCTCTTGGGCAGCCGCCCGAGGAACCAAAGCTTGGCCTCCTCCCGCGCCTCGGCCTTGTCCTGCCCTTCTTACGCGTCGTCACGATGTCCACCGCGTCGGCGAGCACGGCGCGGCAGAGCCGGCGCTCGGGCAGATCGTCCGTGCTGGTGCTCAGCGAGTCAAAGGCGCAGGGGTTACTGCTCGGACATATTGGCGCGAGTTTGCCGCAGCCGCATTGACAGAACATTCGCTCTTTCCTTTAAACCAGTTTGCCCGTTTGCCCCGGCTGCGCGGGAGGCTGCTCTTTGCCGCCTCTGTCAGCAAAAGCGCAAAACATATCGTAATCCCCGCGCTTCACCGTAGACATGACCTCGGCATCCGTGCTCGGCATTTCCGGCAAGCCGTAATGGAGCTGGATCTTCTCCAGGATAGCTTGCTCGCTAACGCTGGCGGTCTTACATTTTGCCCAAAGACGTTTCAGTTGAGGTTCCGTGATTCCCTGATTGGACTGGTTAGGCGTGCGGCCGCTGCCGTAGTCGATTGCCTGAATCCTGTTTGGATCGAGTCCCGCCTTGATGAGCAGCTCGGGGTCCGGATCGCGTAAGCCAGCAAGTCGGGTCACGCCGTTGGTGATCCAATTCGTGATTGCGGATTTCTGCACGTCACCATGACCGGTCTCGGGCTTCCATCCCGGCCGAGCGTTAAAGAACGGGTCGCGGCTGTCGCAATACCCGACATAATAGCCGTGGCGTCGAAGCGTCTTACTCTCCATGTAACCTTCCACCCAATAAGCATACCCGCCGCCACCGCCGTCCAGCGGCACATTGCGCACCGTGTACTTGTCGTAACTGATGCCGAGCGGGTTCATCAGCGCTTCGGCGCCCGGTCCCTGCAGGCTGAAGCGTGGAGAGTCCTTGGTTCCGTGATTGATCCAGTGCGATTCGCGCGTCAGCCGGTAGCAGGCCGCCACCCAACGCTTGTAGATATCGATGCCCTTCTCGAATTCCTCAACGAACGCCGAGGATAAGATGCGAGGTAGGCTCGGGCCGTCTTCAATGATCTGCGGAGCTTCTGCATCAAGTATCGTCTCCCGATTCTCCGCGTTGCCTGAGCTTGGAGTTTCCATTCGTGTTGTCTCCTGTTTTCTGTCTAATTGGTGAATAGCTCGTCCAGGCAATGCAGGCAGAACGGCGCGCCCTCACAAGCTCTATCCTCGTGCGCCTTTCGCTGGTCGAGTTCGATCTCTTCTTGCTCGGCGTCGTGACGCGCGCCCCAGCCGGTCGGTCACTTTAAAACCCGAAAAGCGCGCGCACGGCGGCGCGATGATCCCAGGAAAACCGCACAACCCAGAAGATAAAGGAGCACCAGGCGACGGTGATCACCGCGCAGCAAAACCAGCCGACCAGAATGTCGGTGTCGATCGGTTCGAGCTTTTCGTCCTCGTTTAGCTTCGGTGCAGTCCTCGCTATCATTGCCGCCGCTTGTGCTTCGGTATATTTCACGGCTTGCCCGCCTTGGTGATCTCGGCGGTCATGGCTGGGCCCCATTCTCTACTCATTGGCTCGCCTAGCTCCGGCTTGCCCGCCTTATCAATCTCGGCGGCAATGGCCCTCTCAATGCCGAAATCCACTGTCTGTATCTCGATCTCATCAGCTATTTGACGCGCCCGCTCTAGCCCCCGCACAGCCATGCGCCGCGCTACGTCCCCAACTTGACATGCTGCTAACTCATCCCGCTCGGCGATTGCAGCGGCAATAATCCGCTCAAATCGACTCAGCAATTGAGACCCGCCAAACAATAATTCACTAGCAATCCGATTTGCCGTATCTTCGCCGGTCATTTCGCCACCTCATCCTTTTTTTGCTCTGCTCTATCATGTCAGCCAGCAGTCCACGCTCTAGGATAACCATAACCACGCCCGGCCCTATCCTTTTGCAATTTCTTCAATCTATTTTCAAAATCTATCGCGCAGAGAGAACACCACATAATGCTACCCGCTGGCTCGGCATAAATCTCTTTTTTAATTAGATGCTTGGTACAAATGCCGTGTGCCTTGCACCAAATGTAATCAATCAAGTTCATTTCCGATGCCCCGAATTACAAGCCCAACACGCACCACGGACACGGCGCAAAGGTTATCTAGGCAGACCTTGCTCATCGCCCCGCTCCTTGTCCCTGAGTTCGCGCAACCTGTTTTGAAACCAGCTAGACTGCGGCCAGTCCCACCGCTGCGCCGTAAGATGATCTCCGAGATAGAGCCCGCCATTCACCCGAGCGGTTTCAAAAATCGTCTCTACGTCCCGCTTGGTTAGCTCGGTAGTTTTCATCCTTGATCCTTTCCACCCACAACCGGAGTAGCGCCGCCTCTCTTGCACACTCCTGACACGCCACCTCGTCAAGTTTGTCCGAACGGACTCGGTAGATGAGCGGCTTGTCTCTTTTGCATCGCGGACAAAGGTTGTCGATTTAAATCAACTCCTGTGTGATCGTCTTATCCATCGGCTTCTCCTCGATCTGGCAACGGCAGTTCATTGCCTTGCCGGTCCTGAGCCAGTAAAGCAAATTGTCTATCTTCAGTCGGAGTTCCATATTTTCCGCCCGTAGCCGCCTGTTCTCAGCGCAGAGCGGATCTATCGACTTGTCCAAAAGTTCAATGTTGCCGTTGAGCTCGCCGACTGCTTTGTTGATGTCGGTTGCGATTTTCATTAGCACGTTCTCCGCTTTGAAATTCGACCAATGACCATGTTTAAAATCAGAGCCGAAATAAATACCGTCATCAGCCGGTCGATCCTTCCTACTCCAATCATTGCTTCCACGGCCCAACACAGCGCACCTGTCACCATCAATATGAGGATGATCGCCGCAGCCAGGATCTTCATTTCACCTCCACGGCGGCGGCCACTCCCAGCGGCCGTCGAACACGATGAAGTACACCAGCACCGCTATGATTAAGATGAGGAGCGCTTGCTCGGTCCAGTTGAAGTCTTTCATCGTACTCACGGCATCTTCGCCAGCATCATCCGCGCCTGCTGTTGTTCCGCGGTTAGAACGCCGCCGTCGAAATTACTGCCCGCAATGTATTCAAGGATCGTCGGGATAAGCCGAGTCGGGAACAGCGCGACGCAATCGCGCGCGCTTTTTAGAGGATTGCGTCTCTGGCCTTCAAACCACAACTTGACGAGTTCCTTGGACACGCGCATCCCGAATTGAAAATCCTTGCGCTGTAGTCCGCCCATCTGCGCCAGCATGATCAAAAAAGCGACGTCCGAATCGGTCGCAATCTCCTGGGGATTCTCGTCCTCTATTTCCAGCGGAACACTGCCTAGCTGTTCCGATAGTTGTCTTGGGTCCAGCACATGCTGTTTTGTGAGCGCGCTGGACGCTGTTTTCTTTTTGGTTCGAGACAACTTCATATCGTCCTCGTCCCGGTGCTAACTTCTGAGCCGCTATGCTCTTAGGCCGCCCTTCTTCGCCCCGGCAGATCATCCACCGTGCAGTTCATCAACGCCGCGAGCTTTTCGTCCAAAGGAGCGCTCGGAGTTTTACCGTTCAGGTAGTTGGAAATCATGCCGGAAGTGACTCCCCACATCCGGCCCAATTTGTAGTAGGTGAGGTTCAATTCTTTTTTGAGTTTTCGTTTGACTTGAGGGCGCGTCATCCGTAGCCTCCTGTAAGTAAGCAAGTAAGCAATCAAGTGTTACTTGTTCTAATAACGCATAACAGAGACCATGTCAACCAAGAAAAATAAAAAGATACAGGCCGAGGGGATTGGCACGCGTTTACGCGAGCTTAGGGAAAAAGAAAAAATGTCGGTCAGGGCTTTCGCGTCTGTTTACGGGGCTGTGGATTTTTGAGAAAAATCGCTTATCCGACCGGATTCTCGGCCGCCACTGTGAAGTCGCCCTGATCGGCATCATCGACGACACCCGCGCTCTCATAGCGCCATGTCCATGAGCCTGCCGCATCGAGCAGCAAATCGACATAGAATTTACCCGTAGATTCGCGCACCAGCTCGACATCGACTCCATAAACCAGCACGAGCGGATCATCGACATCGGGTCTCTGGTAAATAAACTTGACCAGTGTCGGGTTGGTCAATACCTTGCCGAGGTAAAACCAGTGCTGAAATCTCGGCCGCTGCCCTAAAATAAATTCTTCACAGCTCATGTTTGCCGCCTTTCCTTGTCAATGAATGTGATCCCGCGATGATGAAAAAAAATCCTTGTCACGCCGTGATGGTAGAGAAAAATCCTGGTGAAGCCATGCTGCGCGCCGCTAACCGGCTGCGTGCTAATAACCTCGGGCGAATAGCCTGTTAGGGTCAGGGCAGCAGTGCCGGGCGTGATGGTGTTTTGCGGGATATCGGGCGCGTTGCCGATTAAATTCAGGGCGCCGGACGACGGTGTCAGGATGATGCCTTGGACAACGGTTGGTGAATTCCCGTTAAACGCTAGAGTTCCGGCATCTGGGGCGAGAGATCGGGCCGCCAATATGTTCGCCGCGCTACCATTTAGCGTCAGCGCGCCAGCCAATGGCGTGATTCGGCTATCTGTGCGCGTGCTCGGCGCGATGCCGACCAGGGTGAGCGTTCCGGTATCCGGCGTGATCGACTGCCCGCTCGTGACCGTCGGCGCGTTTCCCGTAAAACTTAGCGCGCCCGGATCCGGCGTGATGGTCTTGGCGATGTTTGGCGGGTTGCCGTTGAAGACCAGGGCACCAGTGCCAGGAATGATGACGCCCGCCGAACTGGGCTGATAGCCGGTTAAAGTTAAGACGCCCGCGGCAGGCGTAATAAAGTCATTCTCGCGCAGGGTTGGCGCAATCCCGGTCAGTGTCAGCGTGCCCGCAGCGGGCGTGATAATTGCGCCGTTTACGAGCAACGGCGCTGCACCAGCCAATGTGAGAGTCCCGACTTGTGGCGTGATTCGTATGTCTTGCCGAAGTTCCGGCGCAATGCCGTTTATGATCAAAGCCCCAGCCTGCGGTGTGACGACAACTCCCTGAACCGCGCCGGGTATCACGCCTGACAGCGTCAATGCGCCTGCTGAAGGCGTTAAGCGGAAATCAATAATGGTTACCGGCGCAATGCCTTGGAGTGCTAGGTCGCCCGTCTGGAGCGTTATTAGAGCGGCTTCTAGTATGTCGGGAGCATACCCTTGCAGGGTGAGCATGCCCTCTTGAGGCGCAATCTGGGTTTCGCCGGGAAAGTTGGGTTGGTAGCCGGTTAGAGTCAGCGAGCCGGTACTCGGTGTTATGGATTCGCTGGCAGTTAATTCCGGCTCTATCTCGGCGAAAGTCAGTGCGCCGGTGCTCGGAATAATCGCCCGGTCATTCCGGCCTGCAATACCCGTTAGGGTCAAAGCCCCTGCGGCCGGCGTAATAGTGCTGCCCTGAACTCCGTTTGGAGCAATACCGGATAGGGTCAACGCCCCGACTGTTGGCCTGATTAGCGTTGACTGTACCGCCGAAGGAGCGACCCCGGTCAGCGTCAGAGTACCGACTGTCGGCGTGATGACGGTGCTTTGGACAACCGCGGGCGCGTTTCCGGAAAGGGTCAACGTGCCGACCGTAGGAGTAATCGCATCGGCGCGCGCAAGGCTAGGTGCGTTGCCGCTTATTGTCAGGGCGCCGACTGTCGGCGTGATCAGTCTGCTTTGAACCGGGCTCGGGGCGACGCCCGAAAGTGTGAGCGATCCGACGCTGGGAGTGAGACGGAAATCCGTGAGAAGGGTTGGAGCGTTACCGGTGAGCGTCAGCGTCGCAGCAGGAGGACCACGGATCAGGGTTTGAGTCGGCGCCGCTGCGATCGGGACGAATGTCATCGCCCCGACTGTTGGAGTGATCAGAATCGATTGCACCGCCGATGGTGCGACACCGGCAATCGTCAAAGTTCCAACCGCCGGCGTAATGAATATATTTTGCCGCGTGCTAGGCGCGACACCGGCAAGAGTCAAAGCGCCGATTGTTGGCGTCAGTACCGTACTTTGAACCGGACTCGGCGCAACGCCGCTTGCGGTCAATGTACCGACCGCTGGCGTGATGAAAATATCCTGGCGGACGGTCGGCGCAACACCGCTTGCGGTCAGAGTGCCGACTGCTGGTGTAATTGTCGGCGACTCGCTGACAACCTCGGCAACTCGAACGAAGCTAAAATATTTGCTCGTTCTCTGGATAAAACTCATCTGATCTTTTCCGACATCGACATGCCGTCGCCGACTTTGATGAACATGTAATTATTGAAGGCAACTGGCTTCGGATCTTTTTGGAAACTCGCAAGAATCCCCGTCGCAACCAAGCTGCCGACGCCCGGCGTTAAAACTGTACTTATTTGCAATGCAGGGAGAAGAATCCCCGCAGCCGTTAAAGCGCCGACAAGCGGAGTTCTGGTCGCAGACTCGGCGACAATTATCGATGGGACTTGGGCATAGGTGCCGGTGAAATCAGTGCCATTATTAGTGACTCGCAGGCCAATGAGATCGCCGTGAGAAACGTCGGCACCACGGATCTGAATGGAATATTCAACTTCAAAATTACCGCTCGCTGCTATGTCGAGTGATGCACCGCCCGCTGCGCCATCTGCTTCGTCAAAGCCGGTCAGCCCCTGGAAGGTTCCGGTCCCGCCGCTTAATTGCTGCGTTAGATCGGCGGCGTCGGCAAGATTGGGCGAAGCGGTTGCCCTGACTACGGTACTTGCGCCGGTGACGTTAGTAGATGCGCCACCGTTGAGAGTAAATTCAAGCTGAGCGACGAGATTATTGAGCGCCGTCGTCCCGGCGTTCTGCATGAGAAACCGGACGCGAAAGTTGGTGTCGACCTGCTGCGTCCAGTTGACATTTTGCGCGGCTTTGAACGTCGCGGTCGTTTCATTGCCGTCATCGTTGCGACCGCGAAATCCGGCTTGCCCGATTGTGACTGCCATAGACTCACGGCAAACTTTAGTTCAGCGCTTCGAGCGTATATTGCAGCCCGAGAATAATATTGCTCGCGCTATTGCCTCCCATTTGTGCGGTTAAAGCCAGCGCGGTGTCCGCCGTCAAATCCAGCGTCGCTATTGCTGGCGTAACCTGGCCACCGTTCGTCATCGGTGCTATCGCTGGTGCGCCAGTCGCAGAACCGATCGTCGGAGCATTCGCACCGAACATGCGCGCGACGCCGTTGCCGATGACTGTGCCGGTGGCACCATTGCTGCGAACCGTCACATAGATTTCGACATCCCAAAGTGCAGCAGTCAATGAAATGACCTGCGTGATCGTTCCCGATTTACAAATGACCGTACCAGCCACGCCGCCCCAACGAAGCTCAAAGATATTCGTGACCGTACCAGAGCCTAGCGTCGAATGACTTCCGATGGCTTTCAGTCTCAACGTTCGACCATCGGCCAAATAGTTCGCCGGGATCGTGATGTTCGGAAAAATAATCGTTTCGCTCGTGCTGGTATTGATCGACGCGCCGCTTGCCGTAGCCCAAGCGAGAAGTTCGTTCCAGTATTGTCTCGACATTTTTTCTCCTTATCTTGCTAGACCGGGAGCGAAGATACGCGGCCGGATTATGCGTTGAATATTTTTGCCTGAAGGCAATGGTGGATCAGCAGCCGCGCTTCCCCCAACAAAGTTATCGCCAATCTGACTGATGTTAGTCATCACGCCAGGTCGCCCAGTAGTGAGCGGTGAAACGGAATCGACATAGGACTGCCCGGTGAGCACGCTGTTCTTGAAGCCGGTCAGCGTCGGCGGGTTGCCGATGCACTCCAACTCGACTGTGTCGTTTGGCGCCCAAACGATGGCTCCCGTCACTTGCACGCTCTCCACACCGTTTTTGCAGTGCCCTAATTGAGTAGTCCTTGACGCCGACCCGGATGTGCCCGCAGTTTCCATCACGCGATAAAAATAATAATCCCTGTTACCGTCGACATCGCCTGAGGCACGGCAAATGACTCCCAGCATCACATCGAGACTGCCGGTGGCATTGATGGTAATTATCTGAGCCACAGCGTATTGATCAGGAAAGGCATCGAAGTCGGTCCCTGACCAGCGAGCAGGATTACCACTGGTGATAGAGTGGACGGACGTAAAATGGCTACCCGTTACCGAAAAAGTCGCGCTACCTGGTACCAATCCTGTCCAGTTCCCAGCCGAATCGAAACCGTCTGTTATTATTGTGATGCGCGACAATTAAAACCACTTCCTTTCGTCGCTCGAACTTAGTTCTCCAGTTTTAAATCTATCAAACGCAAAAATTGAAGAGCCCGAACCGCCTACAGGTAGAGCAGGCGCGGCCGATTCATCGGCGCCAAGATCCCAAGAGTTATCGACGGGTCTAGTTGTGCCGTCGATATCATCTGAAAAGGCGATATTAGCGTCTGCACTCAAATCAACACCGTTATTCCGAACGCCTGAGTCGTCTGTGCTGTGAATATGAAGATCGCCGTTAGTTTCATCAACATAGAGCGGATGACGGTTGACAAAGACGTTGGAACCCGGTGCCGATGCGTCGTCAGAAAGATTATTACTGCTTCCGGTCGTGGTAGCGCCTGGAAGGAGGTATGCTGCTGAATTGACGTCAGGATTCGCCCCTCTGTCACCTATGTTGTTTTTGAAAACCATCGTCGGTGTCGCGCTCAGCTCGACGGTATAGCAGGCAGCGAACGGGCCAAAAATTCGGCCCACCACGGTATTGTTGTACAGATAATGCGTGCCGCTACTGCCGGCGAACATCGTGTTCCAGTCGTCCGTCAAGGTTCCGTCAGAGCCTGACATGCAGTTCCAAATCTTAACTCCGCTGGTGCTGTTGAAGGTTCGACAAAATGCCCGGTCGTTGGTAAACGTGCTTAAATAAATTTTACTGAGTCTGATATCAGATGATCCACCGCAGTCGATATGAAAGCCGCGATCGCCATAGAACGGACCGGCTTCCGAAACCAACGCGATACCCTCCATGCGCACATTGTCTTCGCGAATATCACCGCCATGTCCAAAGCCACTAATGACTAGCTGATACCCTGTACCGCGAGTTGCTGTGTGCTGTTGCCCAACCGCCACATAAGCGCGAATGTAGCGAGTCGCGTCGGTCGTCCAACCATCCCAAAGAACTCCATCACCGACTGGCACATCCCGAAACGCATAACATTCCGCCTGTTTGATCTTGTCGGCAGTAACGAGATTCACCTGTTCCGCCGCTTCATAAGCCGTAAGCGAAGAGTAATCGCCACCGGCCGACTTCACTGTTTTCGTTTCAGTCGTTGGCATATTACGCCGCCAAAATCAGACTGCGTCGGCCACCCATTTGTTTTTTATCGAGCATGGCGTTGATGAATTCAGACCAAACAAGATTGACGATCTCGCCGCGATAGAGCGCCAGCCGTTTCTGCGGCGAGACTAGTTCCGCGCTGAATTGCCAGCGTCGTCGCGTTAGCGTGTTCGATTTGAGCTTGTGCGCGTTGTCTCCGCGCAGCCAGATATAATCCTGCGCGTACTCTGCATAGCAGAATTGGCGCATTTGTAATCGCTCGATGCCCGGCACGCGCACGCGCCAGAATGTAGGGATAGTTTCGAGCCTGCCCCACGTCCAGCCGTCGCGCATGACCACGACTGGATCGCCGCGCTTATAACAGCCACGGCGATCCTTTATCGGGTCGGGGTGTGACGCTGAAATCGCTTTGATGAGAAGTTCGGCCAATTTAATTTTTAAAACAGGAGCACGTCGGGCAATGCTGTTGCTCGTGAACTCGCGCTCCCGGTGGTTGTTGCTTTACCCATAACTCTAAATTCTCTGGTCTATTATCACTTCGGATTCCGTTCCTGTGATGTACTTGCTCCTGCGGCAGCAAATAGCGTCCAAGTTGTTTTTCCATGATTAGGCGATGCTCGAAGACGTAATTTTTGCCAATTGTATTTTTCCTCGATGGATGGTCCGGGCACCACGTTAAAATATATCCACGGCGATCAGGCCTACTGCCGCCCTTCCAACTTTTGCTTTTAGAGCCTTTGTATCGTCCAGGATTTAATGCGTTTACAGCCTTCAATCCACAACTCCTAGAGCAATGCAATTGCTTGCGCGAATGGAATACATTGGCAAGAAATCTTTTGCTACAGATAGCGCATTTCTTAATTGATGCGCGTGAACGTTTATGAGGTTTTGTCCCTCCAGCCAAATACCACCATTGCCCTTTGTCGTCTTGCGAGTATCGCGGGTTATCCGAATTGATGAGCTTTTCAAATTTTCCTTGTTTAGTCGTGCTTGGCTTGCTTGCGTGCATCTCAGTAGCCGCGCAAACATGAGAACAAAATTTAGTCGTCGGTTTATGCGGAAAAAATTCTCTACCGCAGCCAACGCAATTAACTGTCTCATGTTCACCGTAAACGCTCTTTCGCTTACATTGCTCAGAGCAGAATTGGATTTTCCGCCAGTTAATAAACTTCGCGTTACAAAATTCGCAGCGAAATACTTTACCGCGAATTCGACGACCATCGCTGAATGTATGCCACCAGTCACCGTCTTCATCTTGTGCAAACTCAACTGTTTTCGATCCGCGCATGGGAGCACCTCCGGCTAAAAGATGCTCCCACGAATATCTCTTTACTAATGCTAAGTCAAACAGTTTACCTATGCAAGTGTAAACACGCCCGTTGCAGCCGGTAATATCGTCAGAGTGTTCGGGCTCGTGATGGTAAACGCCGCGGTCGATAGCGTGCAGAAACAAAGCACCTTGCCCGCGCCCGCGCCCGACGATGTCCGAATCAGTGCATACTTGATGTTAGTCAAGCTCGCGCCGCTCGCCGTGAAGACAAGCCCGACTGTGGAGTAAGTAAATTTTAGTTGCTTAGTAGAAGCGCCGGTTGTCCACGTGCCAGTAGCGGGTAGCAGGTTGCGGCCGCCTGCAACGTATCCGCCTGTTGCGCTGATATCGCCGGGAACGGAGGCGAACGTGGAGATCCCGCCGATCGAGACTTTGAGGATGGCAGCCGATGCCGATGCGCGATGCAGCGACATTTTAAAGACGCCAACGCCGAGCGTGATGCCGCCCGAGGTCATCGCGGCGCCGCCGGTGCCGATTATTTTCTTTGCCTTGGTATAAATTTTCCATGTTCCAGCAGCCATTGTGAAACTCCTTTTCCGATTTGCACCGGGTTAAGGAGCTTCATGGCGATGCCGAACTGCTCGTTAATATTCATCTGCGTCTGATTATCTGATGGATTACGGACTCATCTTGTTTTTCGAACTCGTCGGATGGCTTAGTTCTAGTCACCCCGCCTATCTCCATCTTCGTCACGCCGTTCTGATAGCATTCCAACTCGATAACCACCTTGCCCGTCGGCGGCGCTACGAACTTGCGGATGGTTTCGTGAACCCAATTGGGTAAGTTCATTAGTCCAGCTTGATCTCTTGTATCTCAGCCTGCGCCGCCCCGACCTGCAAAATATGGCTCAACAATCCATCGCCCTTCACATCAAGCTCGATCTCATCGCCAAGATACTTGATCAGGTCTAAAAATTCATGCGCCTGCGATATCATCCAAGTATGACAATGAAACAACCGCCCACCCGGATCGACTATCACTGGCAACACTAACTCTGCGTCGTTTTCTTTCTGCTCATAGGCGTGGTGAACATATTGCAAATCATAAGCCGGCTGGCCGGCCAGCTTGCCATTTCTGTACTGTCGAACTTCGGCTTTATATTCCGGCGACTCGTATTCTTGCAGGCACGAATCGCACCCGTATAGAATAAACTTCCTATAGCCAAGCATGCGCATTAAAGGAATCGCCCTGAGCAATACCGTCGAGCCACCGGGAATCGACCACCAACGGAGCGGGTAGGCTTCCTGCAATATGTCCTGAATCATTTCCGCCGTGGTGTGCCAGATGAAGGTCCGCTCCTTCGGCAGATGCTCAAACACCGAAGGGTCGCACTGCGAGGAAATGAGATATTTGCAGCCATCCACAATAGGGTCGACAAACCGCGCATTAAACGCCCGCGCATCAACGACGATCTGCGCCGAAGGGGTGATGCCGTGACGCACTGCCCAGTTATATGCTCCGTTGAGCGTGAGCAATTTCACCCCGTCGGCGCGATTCTTTTTGATTTCGTCTTCAAACGCCGCCATGGATGGGCCGCCGCCCAAAATCATGCACTCAAAATCATTGCCCTCGTGAGGCTGGCATGGCGTCCAGCCCTGCGCGCAATTGTGCCGGACATTGGCGCGTATCTGTTCCTGCTCGGTATTCAAGACGCCATGCTCGACGATCGCTTTGCCGTCTTGCCATGCGGTGACATAGAACTGGGCCGACCCATTGTCCTGTTGTGACCAATGGATAACACAGTCGCGCGCCTCAAACTGTTCCTTCCACCAGTCGAAGGGATGTACCGACAGGTGCAGGGTTTCACCGATCATGCCGCCGCAGGAATCATCAAACATAGCGATTGAAAACCAGACGTGCTGCGCGGCTTTTAGAATATTGTCAAGCACGACGCCGACCTTGTCGGGCGGGATATGTTCCATGACATCCGTGCAGAAACCAAACTCGGCTGTTACCGGAATAGTTTTTTCTAAGTCCGCTTTGATGAAATACAATTTCGGGTCTGGACCATCGACTATTTCTTTAACGGCTGGATCAAGGCAATTCCGCACAAAGTCGATCATCGTCACTTGCAAACCAGCCTGCGCGAGCTTGGCGCCGCCGCGGCCCGTACCGCAACCGAAGTCGATCACCTTCGCCCCTTGGGCCGGCTTGGCGGTCAACATGAAGATGGTGGCAAAAAACTCGCCCGGCGCCATTGCGCGATATTCCGCCCGCTCCCACATGCGGCCATACTTCTGCGCCTCGGGATTGCCCGGCGTGACCTTCACTTCTGGCGCGTAGCCTTGCCACAGTTCGTTGGTCGTCATGTTTCCTCTGTCAATTCGGATCAGGCAAAGAATTCGGATTGACCGGCTGTAACTTTTCCATGTCGCTGAATCGCGGCATGAGGCCAACCATTGAACGTGAAACGGCTTTGACGGCAGCGTTAGTTTTTGAAAGCAATACCGCGCCCTGCGGCGTAACACGATCGGTCGGTATGTGATAAATCCGCTTCGACGTAATGGCGATCAGGTACTCGCCCTCGGCGTCCAATATTAAAGCCCCGCCTTCGGCGAAGGCATTTGCGCGAGCGTCCGGTTTAATTATCCCTAAAACTTGTAAAAGAAAATTCACGCCGGCTGCCAATCCAGTAATGATACCGGAGCCTGCGCCCGCAGCACCCGCAGCAACAGCACCCGTACTCAAAGCCGCAACAGTAATCGCGCCGCTCGTGGCTAGGACTTCCGTGTTCATGGATCTCACGCCCCACTTATCCAGCACGGTGTGTGCATAGCGCATGATTCCCAAATCCGAAAGGCTGGTCTTTGCCAGCGGATCGACGGCTCCGCCTTTGGGCTCAAGCTGGTCCATGATCGAGGGCGTCTGCATCGAAGCGCAGCCGGCCATGCTCAAGAGAATCGCCAGCGCCAAGGCGACCGCATAGGCGATGAAGCTTGCCTGTTTCATTTAGCCCTCACTTGGCGGCAATAATATCCTCGTAAACCTTATAAATGATTTCAGATTCGGTCATGCAATTTCCAAATGTAGCGCAGGATAAGACACGAGAGCAGGAGCAACAAAATAATAAGCCAGTTGTCGAGTACGACATTCAATGCGCTGACGACGAAGATTACAAACAAGTACCATAGGTCTTTCATGTCATCCGTTTGGCGGCGGTTCACCCTTGAGCTTCGCCGATGATTCCGGCGTTTGCTTTAAAGCCTGTTGGATAGTACGCGCCGCCGATACGAGGCCGCCGACTGCTGCGAGCAACCACACCGGATTGCTAGGCATCGTCACTTCTTTAGTCGCGACCATAGCCGTTGTAAGACCGGTCCCGCCTGTAATGACGGCGTCAGTTAGGGCACTGATGAGAAGAATAATCCATTCGATCTTCATGGATTAGACCTTCCACCAATTATCGAATCGGCCCTGCAATGCGCCGATGATTGCCAACAGACCGAGAATCACGAACACGACTTTCAAAATATCAATAGGCACGCTTAGGCCGAGCATCGCTAAAACCCAGATGACTACGTAATAGGCCAGCACCACGAACGCGAGAGCCAACAGCACTTGGAGCACCCGAATAAATAAACTCATGAGTTCTCCTTGTTATCTTTGTCTCTTTCCTCTTCCGCTATTTCCGCTCTAGCCAATCCCCTGCCTTCCACTAAAGCAAGTTTGCGGGTAGTATCGACTAAGGCGTCTTTGATAGAATTTGTGTTTTTTTCCAAATCGCGAAAACTGTCGGCTAAATCATTAAACTTAAAAGCTACAACGACTGTCGTAAGCGTCATCAAAACCATTGCGCCAAGGATTATCATTGAGACAATAAAGGCTTGGTAAGCTGATTGAGCCGCGCTATTCGCCGCTACGGCTGCACTAATAATCGCTTCAGGATTAGCTAGAGATTGAACTAAAATATTCATCTTACCGGCCTCGCATTCTCATAGAGAAATTTCGGCACGCAGCTATAAAGATCGACGGGCATCTTGCTCCAATCCAACGGCTCGCCTTTAGGCAGCGTATAGATAAACAAGTTGAGCTTTATCATACACACGATCTGATCGTGTTCGTCGCTGCGCTTTGAATGCTCCCAAAACGTCAATCCTGCCTCGGCTAATATAGTGATAAACAAAAACGTAATAAGCGCGTCTCTGCCAATGAGCTTGAAACCGAATAGACCGGTTTTAAATTCTGCGCTATTTTGTGCGTCTCCATTCGCCATTTATCCTACTAAAAAAAGCCACCACTATTTAAAGCTGACGTTTTTCAACGAATACTTTTTCGCTCATCAATGAAATTCTTCGGCATACAAGACCAATATTCCTGCGGAATATCCTGCCAACCGATTGCTTGACCCTTCGGCAATGTTTGGGAAAAGAGATTTAATTTACTGGTGCAGATTACCGCATCCATCTTTATTCTAACCGATTCATTTTCTACCCGAATTAACGATTCAAGCGCTCGGTGCTCTTCTTTGCGGTTGGCATGTTCCCAGATTCCCATTACTGTAAGCGCGCTTATAACGACCACGATAAACACTGTTCCGGCTGCGCTCCAAATATCCGTTGTGTTCGCCAATACCAACGTTCACGTCCTCGACAGCAACATTTCGAGCTGACTCTTTTTCCGGTTCAAGGCGGCAATTTGTTCCTTGGTCGCCTTCAGTTCCGCCTGTAGTTTCTTCCGTTCCTTCGCCGTCATGCTGCACGGTCCACTTGATCGCGTTCCAAGCCTCTCAGGATTGCCCGCCGCTCGAAATCCTCGATCCATTTCAGCCGGATCATGATCCACTTGATTCTCTCCTCGGCATATTCAAGCCGGATTGCCAGCGATGTTTTCTCATGCGGTATCGGTCCAGTAGCGGCCTCCATCAAGGCGTCTATATCGAAATGATTCACCTTAGCTTTAACCCGCCCGGCGCATTCGGCGCCTTGGCGCTATTCGGTCCCGATACATACTCACAAGCCCCAATGTCCGGCGCTGCTCCCGACCATTCCTGGCATCCGCTTGGATCAGGCCCCGGCGCCGGGCAATGAAAGCCGGCGATCCATGCACCCTTGTCCATCAGCGTGTCACCGGGTTTCGGCAGCAAGTCCGCCGTCACGCATTCCACAGGACCAACCCATACATAAACCCCATCGGTCCACATGTTGGTCGATCCTGGCAGAAGCGTAACGGCGGCGGCTAGCATCAGTCCGATCACGGCACATTCGCTGCCAAGGCGTCGGCGACCGCCTGATCATTCGAGTTCACACTGTTGAACACGCCGTCAATTGCCGCTTGCTGAGCAGGGGTTAATTGACCAACCTTAGAAAGCGCGTCCACTAACGCGGCTTTCAAGGTCGTAGTAAGCGCGACAAGCGAGCCGGTGTCGGTCGTTTCCTTTGAAACAGCCGCGACAACATCATCAATTGTAGCCATAATTTGTTTCCTCCTTTCGCCGACACCGAGCCGGCTATTTATTATTTTTGAGCGCTTCGTCCACCTTGGGGTCATTTTCCTGAAGCGCAGCAAACATGAAATCCAGTTTCGATTGATCCTCCGGACTCACATGGGTTTTGCCGAATAGATCCAATACAAATTTCGCAAAGCGCATAAATTCATCGACGGTCAATCTGCCCGGCTCCTGCGGATGGTCCATTAGCATTTCCTCTCAAATTCCATGGCAGCCTTAAACAGTTCGGCTTTCACTTCAGGCCGCCAAACATAAGGCGCGCCGATATAGTTGGCACGCATAGCGGCGCGAGCTTTCGCTCCGACCCGCTGCCATATTTTTCTTATCAAGTCCCGATTGACGATTTCCCCTTCGATGGATTTTGTGATGTGCTCGTATTCGCGCGGTTCGACTAGAATCGGTTTGTCGTGTTTACTCTTGCGATGCTCAGTTTTACCAAACTCCAAATATTTCCAAGCCTGCCGAACTGCGTCGATTGGATCTTTACCCCGCCATTCCGCAAATAGTGCTTCCTGCATAAAGTCGCTAAACGTCTCTCGATAATCGCTTTGCGTTCGACTCGCCCATTTCTTTGCCCACTTACGAATAAATGTCATCTGCTCCGCAGTCACTGCGGATAAACCCAATTTCCATCGATCTTGAATACCGTTTCGTTGCTGGCATCGCCGAGCGGATCGACAGAATCGCTATCATTGGCGCCCATCGCGATGCAATAATAAATACCGTTTACCCGCGGCACGACCTGCCAGACGTATAAGGAAGTCGACGTGCTGGTCGTCTTTGCAAAGCGCGTGTATTGTCCGGGCGCGGTTCCACAGGAGAGCTGAAAATATTTCGTCCAGCTATCCGGCACCCACTGCCAGTAAAACCGCGCCTGGTTATAATTGCGCGGCTCTGCCTCGACGAATGATGCCAGCAGGGCAACGAGCAGAACGGTAAAACCGAAAAACCGCACCTGCTTCATCTGACGATCAAATTAGTCGGCGCGTTAGACGGCAGCGGCGGGATAACCGGCGTCGTCCAGCATGCTTGAGGACTCGGCGCGCTAGGCGCGGCGGTATTGACCGCCAGCACGTCCCAGCAATGGGCGACGTTTCCTGCATCCGTAAAAACATTCTGAAAAGTTACGACCGGTACATTGACCGTACCGATCTGGGTTTTTGCCCCGGCACCATCCGCACGTCGGATCGAATAACTAGCCGGCGCGTCATGGGTGGCATCGGCTACTGAAGCCGTCCAATCCAATGTCGCCGTACAGTTTTGGCTTGTAGCACTAACGCGCGTGCAGGTCTTTTGCGCCTCGGCATTGGACACCATCCATAAAAAGGCGATGACGAATCCGACAAGAGGCAACCAAGCTTTTGTCATATATTTCCTTTCTCTGCGTAAACAATAAAAAAGGCCGGGAAGCTATTACGCTCCACCGGCCTCTTGGACCTGAAAGACTTAAACCGAACGGCCTCTATGGGCCTTTAGTTCTTACGGGGTTGGTCGTCTATCGGTGTTGCCTCCACGGTAAACACCACCATAAATTTGCAGCGGCACCGGATCTCGCCCACCAACACGCCCTTAAACCACAGCCTGTCGCATTTCGGACATCTGACTTCGGGCAGGCCATCACCCCCGCTTATACAGGAAACCGCCTGGCTTTGCACATCTATCTTTCGCCTCGGATTTTCTACCATGACCCCTTGTTCCATGCAGTTTTGCTCCTTAAAATCTTAACAGGCCTGGGCGGGTGGGATAGACAAGGGCCTCATATCGCGGGAATTGCGCCCGGATTACTGATTTGGCTCGTTCTATCCGCCCGCTTCTCACTCGTCAGCTTGCGCTGACTACTCTCACATTGGTGCCGTCACAGTAAAGAATCTTAGTATCGCCATTCGCCAGCGCGATCCCGGTGCCGGCTGCGGTTTTGACGGTCGCATTAAAACCGCCCGTTGCTTCATGTTTGAAGATATAAAGCTTCACGTTATCCGGCACGATGATATTTCGCGCGCCGGTCATGGCACCGGATAGCACGAAGAAAACATTGCGCAGCGCCTTGTAAAGATTGGAGGCGGTATCCTGATCGCTGCCGGTTGTCAGATCGATATCGGCCACCGTGACGGTGATCAGGCCGAGCCCGCTGATCGCCGCTATCGCCTGCGCCAGCCCGGTGTTCGCCTGAATGTAATTCAGATTCGTGTTTTGGCTGACTTCCTGAGTATCTAAATTGTTCGCCATCTTAATCCTTTTAGGTGACTACATAGACATGACAGGTATCATTTGAGCCCGGCACAAAATTGCGCGTGACTACGATCCGCGCCATTTGAGTAAGATCCAGACGAGCAGGCGGCCGCGTAACAGTCACCCTGGCCATCTGTGTCGCTGTCACCGGGACATTTGCCCGAGTGACGGCAATACGCGCTAACTGAGTTGCATCAACCGGCGAGGATGGATCGGTCGTGACTGCGACCCGCGGCTGTTGCGTTGTTACAATGTTGGGCATCTTTAGCTGGTCTTTTCTATGCCGATCTCAGCGCCATTTAATTCGGTTGCCGTAAAGGCCGCGCTAGTCGCCGGGCTCACCATCATCAAATCCTGAAAGTAAGCATACGACCCGGCGCTCGGCGCCTGATCCGCGCCCGGTGTGTATTCGGTCGCGCCAATCTTGACGTTGGTCTTAAAGGTCGCCGCGCCCGCCGTAGATTTTTTCGCGTAGGGCATCATACCTGCAGCAACAACTTCCTCGGTCGTCGGAATCGTCGCATAAGTGAGCAGGATTTTATCGCCGACGTTCACCAGCTCCGCATAAGTTGTGTCATTATCAGGCGGTGCCTCATCGGTTGCTTGCCTACTGTCGGCCGCACCAGTCGCCACGCCATCATCAACCGAGCCCGTACCAGTCGGAAGATCTTCGCGCACCCGGCAGTCACCTAAAAACGCCGCATCATTCGTCACCATATCGTCAAACTTCACTGTAGTCGCCGGCACTTGATTAGCAAGATTGGTTATCATAGTGGCGCCGATCGTGATCTCCGTCACAGTACCTGCGCCGCCGTTTTTGGTATCCTGACCGGTCAGGCTCAAGATCGACGCGCCATTGACCAGAATATCGATCGTTCCGGTGGAATCGTCGATCACTGCTTTCATTTCGACGTGATAGAAAACATTTACAGAGGCAACAAAGCTGCCGGTCCCGAGCGCTGTTCCCGCGCGCGTGACTCTTAACGTGCCGTCCGGGAACAATCGGACATCAATGTGAACCGTACCAGACTCGCGCAGTTCCAAAAGAATGAAAGCTTGGCTGGCCACCGGTAAAACATTCGTAGAGAAAGCGAACGATTGATAGATCGTCGATAGGGCGGCCGGCAGTGTCTTGACCGCCTTGGCTCCTGCGTTTGAGCTGTTCGTATTGTTCGGAATTAGTGCCAACAGCCCTTGCGTCGAGTTGCGCCCGCCCGCGCCGATCGTGATCGTAGACGTACCGGTGATCGACGTCGAAGTAAAATAATGCAGCACGGTCGTATCGACCTCAAAGCCCATTGCCATGCCGTTCGGGATCGTCATTTACGTTCTCCTGCCAAAGATCGAAAAGCCGAAGACCGCGAGCGTCGGATCGGGCGAAGCTGGATTGTGTACGGTGATATAATCGGTCCCACCGATAAAGCTCGTATCGCCGGGAAAGCTGAAGCTCGGCACCGTTGCGGCAGCGCCGACATTCATAGTGCCAAACTCAACGCCATTTTTTTTAATCGAGAAAGTCGTCGAGCCCGTAGCAGCGAACAACGCCTTGCCCGCGCTACGATTCCCCGCTGATGGAATAGTTATATCCTCAGTCGGGACGCCGATCGCTATCACTGCGTTTGCTACCTGCGGCTCCAGCATCATGCCGCCGAGCACATAAATCCATTTATCGATCAGATCGCCGCCGCTCTGCATAAAGTCATCGACGGTCATCTTCTTGCTGCCGGATGCGCCTAGAGACGGTCGCACGACATAGACAAGATCGCCGGTGACTAGCGTCGTGATTGCGGTTCTTCCTGTTAATGGTCCAGCCATAATCTATTGCTCAAATTGCATCGCTGCGCCGTCCTCAAACTCGATCACGTTGCCGTCTTGGAATAGCATCTCGAAGGCGCCGAAATCGGCGGCGCCCGACGGATTGATGATCGCGTGCCCAGGATAGCCGCGCCCGACTTCGGCGCTGATTTGGTAAATGTTGATATGTAAGTTGGTGCCCTTTAGCCCACCGAAATCGGTTGTCTGATCCGCATCGTTATACGTGAAGGCTTCGGTCGTCGAGGTCAGCGTGCGAAGCACTGCGCTTTCATCATCCTCCAAGATATCCAGTTCGTAACTTTCCGCCGTCTCGGCAAGAGGCGGATCGTAAAAGTCCCGACCGTTGCGTCCTTGTAAACGGCTGCGCCGCTTGAAAGTAATCTGGACGTCATCCCCGATATCGGCCAAGCCACGAATGTCCACTGGAGCCCATGGCTTCAACGATATGCCGGTGTCGGTAAACGTGGTCGCTTGCGCACCGGTTATGTCCATGCCAGACGATACGGCTTTGAATTGCCGCGGCTGGCTAATCACGGCCAGCGCATCGTTGATGCGGAAGGTAATCGCCTGGCGTAAAAGAATCGCCCGCTCATTCAGCAAGTGCGTTGCCATCGCCCACTCGGTTCCCTTATAGCCGCGCACCATGGGACCGTCCAAGCTCCAGCGCGTCGCCGATAGCTGGCTGACATTCTGAGACAGCACGATTTCATCGCCGATCAAGTAAGCCACTTCGCCTTTCAGCATCTCTTCCAATGACATGCTTTCCAGCGTGCCGCCGATCAATTCGATCTCAAGCGTGTTGGCATAATCCAGCGTATTGATTTCGCCGGCCGGCAGCACTTCCTTGGCGAAACCGATCGGCGACGCTTGATCAACCGTTTTCACCTGCTGAAAATCCGCGGTATCATCGTCACTTTGCCAGAGGCTCGCCGCGCCCCAGGTCGCCAACGCGCCGCGCATGGCGACATAAAAGCCCGCGCCATCATCGGCATCGCGCAGCGTCGGGATATCCATTAAGCGCAGGATCGTCGAGCCCGGAACATTGACCGTCTGGTTCGGGAAGTTCGCCCGGACCGCTGTGACCGGATCGCCGAGCGCCTGACTGAAATAAATGGCGGGATCTTCCCGGTAGATTTTTACCGTGATCAATCCCTCGGCGGCCAGCGTCGCCTCGGCAATTCTTGCGGTGATATCTCGGGTTGCCATTTAAGCCATTGCCCCTAACAGCGGCGCATCGTCATAACAACGCCGATTTCCCAGCTCACAATACTTCCGCTCCAAGTCCATCCCGATGCCGCGCCGGTTCATCTTGTCAGCGACTAGCGCCGTCGTCCCTGAACCGCTGAACGGGTCAAGAATGATCGCGCCGGGCTTCGATACCAGCTTGATGAGATACTCGATCAGGTCTTGAGGCTTGACGGTCGGATGATTGTTGCCCTCGCCACGGTCGGCCTTGTCGGCCTTGGCGGTATAGTGAAATCTATTTGCTGAGTCCGCTTCCCCACGAACCGTATTGAATAGCGTGATGTTGAATGTGGCAGGCTCTACAGACCCATTTGATTTCCAGCGGCTTATTGTAATCGTCGTGATGTCGGTCCGCCTTTGGGTTGCCGCAATTTTCACAAGGCAACCGTTCGGGAAAGGCTTTTCTTGCTGCAGCTCGGGCGAGACATTTTTTTCTAAACTCAGAATTGCTGTGATAAGCGACTCGCAAAGTTTTCTTAACTCTCTCGGCGTTGCGCTCATAAAATGGTGCGTTGAATCGCTTAATCCAAGTCGTCCTTGGCTGGCCAAAATTGCTGCATGACTTAGAGCAGAAGCGACGTGATCGCTTGACAGGAAAGAAAGGTCGTCGGCAGTATTCGCAAGGTCTTGATTCCATGCTATTATTATAGCCTTGGCGTTGCAAAAAAGCGACTCAATTTCATTCAAAGAAACAGTTTTAAAAAACCGTGACGCGCCGCCGGTGTCGCCATACCAGTCAATCGGGTCTGCCCCTCTACTCTCTGCACCATAAACATTGCCTTGATGACCAGACGTTGTTTTGGCGCGACTAACTGTTTTACCGCTGGTCAATTCCCCGCTCTGCTCATCGAGCAGCGCCGCCGCTTCTTCGTCGAGGATTAGGTTGGCGGGCCAACGACCGACGTTGCTGTGATGATTCGCTTTTGTCGGATCGTAGTTATCGCCAAGGCCGGTTTGAGACGGTCGCCCATTCGCGCCGCATTTATAATCGCCATCGAGGTTGATTCGACACCCGTCGATATTCAGCGCCCCGGTACCGTATCGCTGCACGTTTTCGGCTACAGTGCCGATGATCGGCTTGCGGGCGACGATGATCGGCTGGAACTTAGGCCGTAATCCCAGCCCTATTTCTTCCGGGTGTAAGCGCTGCGCCTCGTCGATAGCATCGCCTAGAACAGAAAGCTCTTGGATGGCGTTGATGCTCGTGACGACGGCGTTCAAATATCTTGCCGCAGGCAAGGCATTTAACTGTAACCCAGGCGCTTGCAACTCTGCCTTTATGATGATGCTTGGAGTGAGCGCCGATAAGCATAACTTCAAGATTTTTAGGTCGATTGTCGGATTTGTTTTCGATTCCCTCTCGCTTGTGGTGGACGTGCTCATTTCGTCGAAGTGGGCGACCAAGGCGCTGCGCCATGACGACACGATGCTCAAGCTCGTATTTATCGCCGACACGCACAGCGACGTATCCGTCTTTGCGCGTAAATCGTCCCAAATATTCTTTGGCTGCTCGACATCCCATCGAGCAAAAGCGAGCGCCGCGTCGTGCTCTGCTTGGCTTAACTTGAAATGTTGTTCCGCAATTCTCGCAGGTAATATCGACCATAGTTGCGCCTCCAATTTCAATAGGTTCGCAACTATTATACTCCGTTCCGTTGATTCTGGAAATGGTTTTTGTGCTACTATGATATTTTCCCATGCGGGTTTAAGCGCCGTGCCCCAGCCTTGCCACTCTTTTGCGGCGTCGGTAGATGGTGCAGTGAGTTTTTCTATTCCATAACCAAAGATAGCAGTATTGTTTCGATTAGCTTCAGCTGCGGCCATCGTGACGCCGTTTCGTTTTGCCGCCTGAACATCTCCCCTAACTTTTTCTCCAACAATCTCCCGCTCCGCTCCTGCCGCCTTATCAATCGCCTTACTCACGTCCAACGATTTCGGAAATCCGCTGCCGTAGAGCCACATGATGCAATCACGAATCTCAAAGCCTGCGTCCTCGATTGCGCAGGTCAGCCGGTGAAACGTCCGCGTGCCGCCGAAGGCGAGCAGGTAAGCGCCGGGCTTGAGCACGCGGAGGGCTTCGAGCCAGTATTCAACTCCCGGCACAACGGCGTCCCATTTTTGGCCCATGAATCCGCCGCCAGTTGTTACACGCGAGCGACCTGCAGGAGATTTCAGATTCAACGAAGCCGCGCCGCTTCCGCCTTTTTTGTTTTGAGTAAGTCCGTAAGGCGGATCGGTGATGATGGCGTCCACCGAATTATCCTTCAGCGGTACTTGTCTTGCGTCGGCGTTGAGAATTTTCCAGCTCATTTAAGCCGCTACCCTCAAGTTCACCGGATCAGCCGCATCCAGCGCCACATATTTTCTAGGCAGCATCAGCACGCGCGGATCGCGTTCGAGCCAGTGCGTCGCGCTTAAAACCTCGGCAATCTGTTTCGCCTTGGTCGATGTCATCACAATAGCAAGATCTACCGTAACCACGTTTTTCGATTCGCTGTTTAATCGACCTGACGAAACAACGTGACCGGTTTGATAGCTCGCATCCTGATCTTTAAACCGTACGTGGACAATGACAGGGAGTTCGCTTTCCTGCGAGCGCGTGATTTCCTGCACCGGCGGAAGAGCGGCGTTCAAGTCGAGCCGCGCCGCACAATCCCCCTGCAGTATCGTCGCCACGGCATTATGTCCGCGCTTGCGGAAGTAAAGCATGTTGTCGCTTTCCGGCCCGTCATAGTAGGCATAGCGCTGGAGCGGTAGCGTGGCGTCGCGGCCTGTCATCTGCTGATCGAGGGTGAAGCCGCGCACGCAATCGGTAAGCTCGGTGACGTTGAATTCGTTTTCTTCCATACCGCAAGCGATGCAGATATCACGCTGGATTTTCCACAGCGGACAGCACAGACCCTCGGCACCCGGTGCCCAGGCATGAACGGTGAAGTCATAAAATCCCCAAGTGCCAAAATTCCCGGTGTACCAAATTCCATTTCGGACAAAGAGCGTACCGTCGAGGCCCGAGTTGACATGAGGAGTCGCCGATTGACCAAGAAAAGTTATTTCGCCATCGTTCCAATCCCAAAAGAGCGCCGAGCCGAAAGTCTGTCCGGTATTGCCAAAAAGTCTTATTCGGGTATCGCTCTCGACGAAAAAATTTCGGACTTTATTCGTGCCAAGATCGTAACTTTGCACAAGCGACATATCTTCGGGGTCGAACTTATAAAGCATCGCGTGCGCGAGAATATTTCCGAATGCGTCAAAATTGACTCCGCGCAAGGCCCACAAAAAGTCATCGCCCATATTGATGCTGCTAAGACCGCCATGATCCGTCCAAAAGCTGTCGGCGATCTTACCGATCAATGCACCGCCATCCGCGTTGAATCGCTCGATCAGTGAAAATTTTCCTCCTGTCGGGACCCGACGCATCAAATAAAGATCGGTTCCCTTCTTCGCAAAGAAATCATAAGGCGGCTGCGGCGGCCCGATTGTTGTGATAATTTTTCCTGCACGCACGAGCCAAGCTTTGCCGTCACTCGCGAAGAGCGCAGCCGGTTCGTCGCTGACTCCAGTCGCCATCACGCCGCCCAATTCGCTTGGGCTCGAATTGTCTGTAAAGACTGCCGGCGGTCGTTCTTCTTCGATGTATGATCCATCCGATAGCAGGCGAAACGCGCGAATGAAATACTCGCCTGCATTGGGGCCGCTCGGAATGATGTCGGTATAGACTTGGCTCCCATGACCGACCATCATCAGAATTTCGCCGTTAGGATCGACATAGGACCAACTGCCGAAGCTACCGCTTGCGCCGCCCTCATCGGTCATCTGCCAGTAGCCTTTTTCCTGATAATTTTCATCGCCGTCCGTGTAGCACTCAAAAGAAAGATTCGGGATAGTCCCGTACTCCGTCGTCTCGAAATCTTGAAAGACGGCCAAGAATTGATTTCTATACGCCGTGGTATTACCGACGCCCTCGAAGGCTTCGATTAGCGCGGGCGGCAGCTGTTCTTCGTTGCCATCATAAAAAGTAACCGAGCCGGCGTTTCTGCCTTCGAGATTCTGCCCGGTGCCAATTAGGCTTTGCAGACTGGCATCCATGCTGTGATCATAAATTAATTTTGGCCCGGCCCAGATTCGGATCACGCCACGGCAGTTCGACGCGCCATTTATCGCCACGGCAAAGTCGGCAAAGTACGTAAACGTTTCACCCGACGACCCACCTTTGCCCTTACCGCCGACGGTGTGCTTAAATGTGCGAATGCCACGACCGCCATGGCCGTCCGAGCCGATCCAGATCAAATTTCCTGCCATGCGATCGACGCCCCAGAATCGTTTGATCGGCGAGCCGAATGCGGCCGATTGAATGTGTGCGTCTTTCAGGCGCGGTCCGGTTACGCTTTGGTTTGCGCCTTGGAATATTGAAAACAGAGTTGAACTTATTGACCACGCCAGTTGCGCACTGGTGAGAATCGAGCTTACCGACCACGTTGCGGCGGCGGCAGTAGCGCCGGCCGCAACCTCGGCAGCAACCGCGCTCGCCGCCGCCACTCCGGTCGTCGCAGCTGCGCCGCCAGCGCCAATCTCGGCGGCGGAGCCGACTGCCGCCATTATTGTAACAAAACTCATTATTTGCCCTCGGTGATCATTGCGGTGAAATCCTCGATAGCGCGTCGAAGCTCAAGATCGGCGGCCGTCGAGAGCAATCCAATCTCTTCATAGTTCTCGGCGATTAATTCATCTTCGATCTCGTCAATGTGAGATTCGTCGCCAAATTTAGTTAGATGGACGGTAAGCCAAAGCGTATCTTCGAGCGCCATGCCAACGCGCTTGGTTCCTGCTTCTGCAATAAAAACATCGCCCGCCTCATAAGCTATTTTGCCCGCCTCGGTAAAAGTTGCTCCCTTGCCTTTGAGCACAACTGTCATTGTCGCATGTCGATGGATCTTCCCGAACGTGACCGAGCCTTTAGGAATAACCACCTTTCGACCATAGACGCAGCATCTATACTCTTCATGGATCGGCGTGAAGTAATGCGTTAGGATCGCTTGGTCGGCGATATCTGTGAGTTGACCATCCTCAATCGCTTGCGCGATATTCTTTTCGCTCTCCAAAATAATCTGGCGCATCTCGATGCGCTCTCGCGAATTGATCGCAGGTCGAAAATTTTCAATGACTGGAAGATGCTTACTCATCTTCGAGTCCTTTATATCGATAGATTGCTACGATTCGGGTTTCTAGCATTGACTCGATCGGCGCTTCTTCGACATCCCGGTAATTCACCGCCTGAATCAGCGTATTGCGAAACGTCAATATTCCAAGGTGCTGCGCATGATCGACCGAACGCATCCACGGAATATCACCAGGTAGGCGCTCATCTTTCGGCACGCGCAGAAACAACCGATCAAGCGCGCCTTTCATCTTGATCGGGTCCGGCTGGCGCCCGTAGCCTTTGATGTCTGCCGAGCCGTCGTGCGGCAAGCATCCGCAGGTCAAGCCGACGCCGAGTACTATGCCGGCGCAATCGACGCCGACAGATTTCAAACGACCCTGGTGTGCCCAAGGAGTTCCCTTCCAGGTCATTGCTTCGGCGACTATTTCATTGCGCGTCGGCATTGATCATCTTGCTTATCGTCTTAATCCAAACAGCATCAGGTCGACGCAGTAGCCGACGATGTTCTTCGCTGACCGGCGTTCCTTCCCAATTGAGGCCGACCGAGGTCAATGTCCTTCCATTCTTCCATTCCTGCAAACTTAAAAACGTCCCGCCATTAGGCACGTCGCCGACGCGGTGCCAATCATCCGGCCCGACGTGATACTGCGCGCTCCAATTGGCTTTGCCGTTTGAAAGGTCTTTTCCATTGACGATCAAAGGGACATGGTCGGACATGCAGTATTCAATGCTGTCCACATCGGGATGCCTGTGGTCACGCGGGAATCCGAGGTTAGGGCGGATCATAAAAAGCTCGGCCTGAAATTGGCCCAAGCGAAACAAGATTTGTGAAAGCACTGAGCCATAATCGTAAAACTCCAAAGCGCGCAAATCGCCCAGCGGTTGGGCAATAAATAGTGGTACAAAACTCTCAAATTTCATTGCGGCCTATCCGGCGTAAGTAAGGCAACATCCGTTCCGGGCGTCTCATCCTCTGCCCTCCGGTTATAAATATTTCTAAACTTAAATTTACACATCGCCTTTGAAAGATCGCAGCCCGCGCTGGCGACATACTCATCGCCCAGCTCAATATCGAACGGCATGCGCTCGAACAATTCAAATTGCCCAGGCCCGGCCAGAATATTGCCGTCCACCGTCGCATCGGCGATCACGCTGCCAACCGTGATCTCGGTCTGATCGGTCCCGATGTTATAGAAAACAGCGACGACATTGTATTCGGTATCATTCCCGGTGGATCCCGCGACCGCCAGGCGCTGGCCCACAATAAAATTCGCCGATACATCGCCATCAAGCATAAACTTAAAAGCGCCTTGATTGACTGCGACGACCGGATACTGAGCCAGGGTAAATTCCTTTATCTCCTGCGTTATGCCGACGTTCAAACCCGTCAGGAAAGTAAGCAACCCGTTGGTAAAAAATCCGCTTGCCAGAGCATTCGGCGCAGCAACCGTACCGCCTGCGCGGTCATCCGGTATCGTCTCGGCAACGGCGATCCTTGTCCGCCCAGATACCAGCGATGAAACCGTGACGGTATATGTCGCATCGTTGGCAATCGATTCCGTCACGGCAAAGGTCGTACCTGGCAAAAAGACGCGGGTTAAGTCGCCGCCCTCAATCTCAAAATAGTTGCCGCTGACACTGGCAGCAACTATCGCGAATAAAGCAATCTGCGTATTGATGCCGATCCCGGTCGTCGGCGGTTCATAGCGCCCGCTGTCTTGAAAGAATCTTCTATTGATCGCGCCGGTAACCGAGCCGAATACTTCCAGCGCGAGGATTGCCCGCCAGGTTACGCTGCCATCGGTTGTCGTCGCGCCGACTGCCAGATTCCAAGCGGGCTCGGTCTGCGGCGCAGGATATATTGCCGAAGTTCCAGCTATCGTGCATTCAAAATGCCGACCGTTGTAAATATTCGGTTTGACCACCGAACCGATCGCCGCGTCGTTTGGCGGTCGCACCGTATAAGCAGTCTCGCTACGCCAAAAAGGCGGATCGATCCTCACCTTGCAGCCGAACCGCTGCTTCTTGTAATCATGCGCACCAGTACCATCGCCGACATCATCGCCCACGCGCGCGCGGCAGAGCTTGCTGATCAGGTCGCCGAAAGTCTGTTGCAGAAAATATTGCTTCCCGCGCGTCTCAGCTTCAAAGGTGCCGCGCTTAGATTTGATTTGCCCGATGCCGCCAGAGCTTGGCAGAAAATATTTGCCCATCGACAGGTCTTCATAATTGACCAAAAAAAGCTCATCGCGCGCGTTGTCGAAGCGACCGATCTCGATATCTTCGTCAGTTAAAACCCCCTTGATCAAAAAGCCGAGTTGGTTCGCAATCGCTTTGTTAGCCATGATGCCGACGAGCTCGCTGTTGTCCACGGACAGATCGGCGCCGCCCTTGATTGACCGTGGCGCATAGCCGGCAGCGGCGCGATAGGTCAAACCGCCAGCAAATTGCCTGACTGTGCTTTGGATGGAAATCGACCCGTTGATATTGTAAGCAATCACGACGACGAGCGTCTGTCCTGGTGGAAGCGGCACTGAACCGGTCGGCGGCAAGCCAGTACCGACACCGGGTATATCGACCGTGTCGCCATCGCTGCCATAATCGATCGTGCCTCCACCTCCTGGCGGCAGCGGATTCGGCGTGACTACTACGACTGGAGTCGGCAGATCCTCGCCGCCGAATTCAAGCGCTCCCGCGTCAGGAGAAGAACCGGTATAGGCAACCCCATCAACGATCACGCCGAAATCGATCGCTGGAGATCCGAGCGTTAAATGGAAGTCGTCGCTACCGGGACTTAAAAAAAAAGGGTCGGTCATCAGATTGTGGTCTTCAATAGTGCCTGTTCCGCCATCCACGATCACATCCGTAGTGTTCTGGTAGAAAATATTGTTGCGGTAAGTAAGGTTCGATCCTTCAATCGAGATGCCACCGACGTTTTGGACAATCGTATTGTTGTAGACTTTATTGTCGTTACGGCGAATCACAAACCCGAAATAGCAATCACGGACGATGTTGCCGTAAGCTATGTTGTTGTTTCCAGAAAATAAAATACCGGCTTCGTTAGCGGCAAACCCTTCGTCGTAAACCCTGCAACTTCTTACTACATAATTGTTTGCCTCAGCCGGGTTGCCGTTATCGTAGATGTGAACCCCATAGCCCACATTGGTATGGATATCACAATTATCGACTAGGCCGTCATTCCCGCCCAGATACAGACCGTGACAAAACCCGATGGTTGGCCCCAAAGCTTTACCGTTATCGTGAATGTGGCAAGCTATATATTCATTATGATGCGTAAGCTGCGACTCCAGAACTCCCGAGCCTTGCGCATTCTTTAGCTCGCAGCCTCTTAACCTGATATGATGACTGGTGGTTGAAAGTGTCGGGTTATTTGGTCCGGTAATCTTCACGCACTCCAGCTCTGCACCACTCGTCCCGTCTATAACGAGCCCGTTGATTTCTATGTAATGCTGCGATGCTCCGTTGACCTGTTGGAAATGCAAAACCCGATCGCCTGAAGAGGGCTGTAGCGTTACAGCTTCGCCGTTGTAGTTAGAAACTAAAGTGAAATCGCTCCAGCTTGTCCCCGAAGGGAGGCTGTCAAGGATGCTTTCGACATACACGCCCGTCCGGATGTACAACGTATCGCCACCGCTCAGCAATCCGATACCGGCAGCAATCGTCAGCTTTGGCTGAGCGAGGCTGCCTGGATTGCCATCGTTGCCCGTCTTAGCGACGTAATAAATAGCCATTAGAGACCTATCTCCAGATTGCGATTGAAGTTAGTAAACCCGATCACACGCCTTGCCTCGCCTTTTCCTTGGTAAAAATTAAAGCTCGTCGAGTCTTCATTGATCTGAAAAAAGTAGTCACTGACCTTGAGGATCGGAAATTCTCTAAAGTTCAATTCCGTCATGCCTCGCACATTCATTATTTTGACGACATCGCCGTCGACGTAGCCGTGCGGCCATAGCGTTTGGATCAAACAAGGATCGCTGTTGTAAATTCTGAGAATCCGCGGCTGATGCTTGACCAGAATCAATTTGACACACATTGCTAAGGACGTACGCTCTTGCCTGACATGCCGCACCATCGCTTCACTGCTCGATTTCATAAGTCATCCACCACTCGCAACTCGATCACCGGCAGCTCAACGCCCGCCGCTTCCCACGCGACAAACGTCATCGGAATAGAATCGGTATCGAAGCGCACCGGGCAATCAAACTCGAATCCCGCGGTCACGCGCTCAGCTACGGTGAAAGTCCCGCCGCCTGAATAGGTCGTATAGAGCACCGAATTTTTATTGATGCGAAAGGTAGTAGGCGATGGCGTCTCGACTACAATTGCTTCTACGGTGTTAAGTTGCGTCATGCCACCGATAGAAGCGAACACGCCGACATCGCCTGGCACCAGATTGTGAGCGCCGGATGTCGTCACCAAAGCACGGACGTGCTTGCTGATCGCCGTGATAGAAAGGATCGACGAGACGGATTGGCGCTGAGTGTTGATTGTGCCGCCCGAAGTAAACGCGGTGAAGCCGGTGGAATTGATATCGACGGTGATATGCGTCGAATCGCCGACCGCTGTCACCTTGCCGCGCAGGCCGCGAATCTGTGTAGTGCCGCCGACCGTCATGGAGAAATGGACCGAGTCATTGATTGAAAGGCCATGCGCGGCACTGGTTTCCACGATCGTAGTCGCGCCCAGCGTCAGGCCGGTGATTGTCTTTTGAACATTCGCGCCGAGTGTCACGCGCCCGATTGTTTCGTGACCTTCGAGCGCCTGCGTTTCTGGCACATAGGACAGATTCCAGCCGCTGCTCGGGATCTCCACGCCTTGGATCGCAATCGAGACCGTCCCAATGACCGGCTTGGCGATGAACCGGCGCGTCGCGAGGAAGCCTACATAATACGTTTTCATCAACTGGAACTGATCCGTGGTCGTCGTATTAATACTGATCACCTGATCGAAAGCCGAGGTCGTATTGCGAACGAAATGCGCAGTGCGGCGAACGCTCTGGTAATCATTCCAATCGCGATAGCGAAACCCGTGCGTGCGACCCTTAACCGCGCTGAAGAAGTCGAGCACCGTTGTAACCTTATCGAGTTCGCGGACTCCGTAGCCGATATTCCACGTGCCGCGCGATTGATCCCAATATTGATTGCGTTGCTCGAAGCCGCTTTCGAGGATAGCAACATCGGTGTTGAAGCCAGGTCCACCCGGCTTGTTGAAGCCGATGTCCGTCGGAAATCTCACGCTTTCCAAAAACATCAGCGGTTCCTCTTGCCAGATTCCATGGCGGCGGCTAGTTGAGCGCTGGCCTGGCCGACCGATTGACGGTTTTGAAATTGCGGGTTGTTGAAAATCGCGACGTTGGCGGACGGCCCGTTGTTAATTCCGCGTGAGCCTCCCGGCAACATTAGCGATGCTTGCGGAATTGTTCCCGCTTGAAAGGTCGTCGATGATGGCGCGTCCGTCCTGCCCGACGACCATTGGGGAATGGAACCGATATCGTTGGAATCGATCAGGCCGCCTGTGCTGAACTCGCGAATCATCCCGCCGAAATGAAATCGCGGCGTCACCGTGGCCTCGGCGCGGTTCAGCTTTTGGAGCTTGTCCGCACCGATTGTCATCGCCGTTTTTTTGTTGATGACGAACTCGCCATCCTCGGCGATAATCATGCGCTCGCCGGGCTTTAAGTCCGTGCCCTTCACGCCTCCGTGCGACATTTGTCCGCCACTGTGGAATCGTGGGAGATTTTGCGATGAAGCAAGAGAAACGGAGCGAGTAAAAGTTGGCGAATGACCAATGATGCCGCCGCGGTGATATCCTAGCGCGAGCAGACCGCCGCCGACGGCTTGTGCCCCTGTATCGGCCGCCGCGCCGCCACTGCTAAAAAGAGAACCAAGAAGAGGAATGCTACTCGCCAGATTGCTTCCATTAGAACCAACGCTATTGGCAGCCCCAGCCGCTTCGATCGCCGTGATAGCGACAGCCTGCAATGCGGCTATGCTCGCTTCCGTCGCCGCGCCAAGCGTAGTGATTGTCGTTTCTGCAACACCGAGACCGGCCTGAATCCCGGTCATCGATTCCGTCGATACTGCCTGAATACTCGTCTGTGTAGTTAGCCCGGTAGTTTGTATCGCCGCCGACGCTTCGGTCGCGACGGTTTGAATTGCTATTATCGCCGGCTGAGTCTGGCTAGCTGCACCGGCAATCTGTCCGGCTGCACCTGGAATACCTACGCTCTGCCCTGCCGGTATTGCGCCGGGAATGGGCAGCTTGAGAAACCCGCCGAATAGATCGTTGGTCTGTTTCTTGATCCACTCTTCAAACGGCTTCGTTATCAGTGCGTCGGTGATGGCCCGGTTGATGTTGCTGGCAAGCCTTTTCGCTACGTCCTTGATCTTGGCGCCGTCGGCCAGATCGGTCAGCGCGTCAATAGCGGATCTGCCGATATCCTGAAATGCTTGAGCAAAATGCTCGGCGGCTTTGGCGTCTTCGAGCTGGGCTTTTACTACTTCAATTTCTGGACTGAGAGGCTTGAAGCCTTCCGCCCTGAGACGTTTGAGAGCTTCGGTTAGCGCGTTGATGCTTTCGCTCGGCAGATCAATCGCACCGCCGAGGATTTCGGCGTCCGCTCTGATATCTTCGAGATTCTTTTGCAGGTTCGAAAATATGTCGGCGACTTTGAGGTTTCGTAGTTGCTCAGCTAGTTGTTTCGCTTCTTCAACTGAGGATTTTAAACCGCCTGAAGCCATCTGTGCTAAATGACTTTGAACGACTTGCACGCGCGCACCGGAGAGATCGAAAGTCCGTCCTAACAACGCCGCCTGGACGTTTGCGATTTCCAGTTCACGGTCGACATCCTCAAAGGGTTTGGCGAGTTGTTTTTGATCAAGCTGGGCGCTGAGCTTATTGACTAAGTCGTGCGCTTCGGGAGTTTTATCAGCGCCTCTATCAACCTTCAGTGCGTTTGCAAGTTGAGTTTTTAAGGATTCAATCTTCGCTGCGGATTCGTCGAATGAGTTGGCAAAAACTTTATTAACAGCATCGGCGGTGCGTTCGGCAGATTCAAAATCAATAAGAACCTGCTCCTTGATTGTCTTTAACTTTGAAGTATCGAGCTGCGGTTCAATTTCTAGCTTTGCGTTTATAGCTAAATTTTTGACTACTGGGCTGGTAAACTTATCGGCAATTATTTTATCAAGCGCGTCACTTGCCTTTTGTAATGCATCCGTGTTGATACCAGAGATATTTGTCGAAATGTCCCCAGGTTTATTTTTTATTTCGGCGAGATTTTGTTCGCTCTCTAAAGTATTCTTAATCTGCGGAATCTCAGCTTCCGCAAGAGCCTTGTGTAATTCTCGTTGCTCTTTAGCAGCTTTGCGCGCAGCATCGCCCATATTGCCGAGCTTCGCGTTAGCGATTTCGTAAGACAGCGCAAGGTCATCGGCAGATGCTTTGCCTTCGACCATCGTGGCGATTTGTATTTTTAGAGCTTGATTTCCCTTGGTGAGTTGATCGGCGAATTGTGCTTGCTGAAGTTCAAGACTTACCTTTTTAAATTTTTCTAACTGTGCAACAAATTCCGCATTGGCCGTAGTGAGATCAATCAATCCGGCTTTGGTCACAAGCGCGGCGGCTGCGTTGGCGATCTGCGCTTCCTTGCTCGCCGTAAGCCCAAGCACCTGCGAGCGTAAACTTTCGATTGTCTCATCAAGAGATTTTTTGAATTGGATTTGATTGTCGGTTTCTTGTGGACCGACACTAAGTTTGGCTATTTCACTGGGCGTGCCGAATGTCGCCTTGGACAAATCGATAGGTCTTGCACTGATTGGTGCGGGGAAATTTCGGAATGTCGTTGATTGCTTCGCGGCTTCAAGCTCCGCTTGCGGTGACGCTGGAACTTCTGATGCCGCCTTGTTCTGCGCAATCAGTGCCGCCACATCTTCGCGAGTAGGCCCGAACGCAGGTAATTTCTCTCGCAGCTTATCTATTTTATCAATAACAAGATCAACGGCCTTGCCGATTTTTACAAAAAGGTCGAAAACCTCTAAAATTCGGACAGCCGCAAGAGCTTCCAGACTTATCTTGGCTCTATCAAAGGCCGCCGTTACGCTGTTAATCGCTGCGATCTGCTCACTAGTGACGAGCGGCTTTTCTGCTTGAATACCCTCTATTCCACCGCGTTTCTCGATCCCAGCAAATGCCGCCGCCAATTGTGGACCGCCACGCGCTAGCAGGTTACGCGTTACTTGAACTCGCGTTGCCTGATCGGCGATACTTGCTAACCCCTTTGATAGCTTTCCAATCAAGCCTTCCGGATCGTCGGCGAACTTTAGGAGTTCATTGGCAGTGAGGCCAATTTTATGAAGCGCCTCGACAGTTGCGGGCGACCCTTCAATGACTGCTTTCTGAAACTGATTGACGCTTCTAGCAAAGTCCTCGATTGAACTGCCGGTGTCGTTGGCGATTGGCTTTAACTTGAGAAGTGTTTCGCCGGTAAAGCCAGTCTGATCGGCTAGGTTATTTAATGCACCGGTTGCGTTGAATGCTTCCTTAATAAAACCGACGGCAAAGCCGACGCTAAAGACAAGGCCGACAGACTTGGCGACGGCAAGCAGACTGCCCATCGAGGACGTTAAACCGCTTGCGCTCGTGGCACTTTCGGCTAATGAACTGTTAACATTTTTGGAGCCTGCCCTGACGCTGTCCTCGAAGTCTTTGAACGCGGCGCGGCTGGCAGTTAAGGCGTCTTGACGGATTTTCTCGAACCGAGCGAATTCCGCCGCATCGCTCTTGACGCCAGTGGTAGCACTAGGAGCACGCGGAGCCGCGCCCGCGAGATTCGCAGCGGCTAAAGTGGATATGTTTTTAAAGCCACCCGGCGCAACCGTATTGACGGCTGCCGCTGTCGCCGCTTGATCGGCGCGAAACTTTCGCGAGGCGGCATCGATTGAAGCGAAACTTTCAATCCCAGCGGCGCCGATGTTGGCAAAGCTCGTCTTGAAATCATTTTCAAGAGTCTTGATGTCGTTTTGTATCGTCGCGATATTCGCTTCGATGACAATAGTTTGTTTAATCTCGTCAGCCATTATCGATCATCTCAGCTCGACTAACTTTGCGCCGGCCTTTGGGAGCGCGTTGTTTGTGTTGCGAGAGGATGCCGACGAAAAACATATCGATTTCGGCGGCTGTCGCTTCGCGCACGTGAGGGTCTTCGTCACCTGATGATTTGAGCCCAGGAAAGATATCGGCTGCGGTGAATGGATTGTGATGCCGCTTGGTGTCGCGATAGACGTTATAGGTCGCCGCAGCGATGGTGCCGGCGCAAAGAAATTCTCGCTCGGTTTTTTCTCGATGGCGCTTGGCGAGAGCATGAAACTCCGTGAAGGTCAGGTTCCAGAAACGTGCCTCACTTAGCCCGAGCTCGACTACTGCAAAGGTCCAGAGGTCGAGCCAGGGCGTAGGGCCAAAGGGCGTTCATCAGTCGCTCCGTTTGTCTTAGCCTGATCGGCCTTGGTGGTAGCCGTCAAATAGTAATCCCAGATCAATGTCAGGATCTTGGAGCGCGTGAGCGGCGAGACTTCGATCAGGTCGGGTACGTCATCAATGGCCAGGTTCGGCTCTTCGTCGGTCAGTCCGGCCCACAACAAGACCATCAGCAAATCAAGCGGAAAACTCCCATTGTCATTAAGCGAAGTCTTGGCGCCCTGAATGATCAAAAAATCAATGGAGGCAAACTGGCCAATTTCGGCGCCGCGCCGTCGGTTGATTTCCCGCTCGGCGCGCATCAAGGCTTTTAGGTTGAGCTTGAATTTCCGTTTACGATCTAATTCGATTTCGATCGGTTCATATAGCATTTAAACATCTCCGAGCTGATTGCGCCCTGTTAATCTGAGCCTGAATTTTGCTTACGACATCTCGATCGCTGATGGCAGACCGGTTACCTTGATACTCCAGTTGAGAAATACCAGCGCCGAGAAATCCAGCGGCAAATCGAATTTGGATACACGGCCCTCATATTCCCAACCATCAGTTAGTTCAGGCGCCAACAATGTCCGCCAGAGCAATTTCGTCTGATCGATGAAGTCCTGATAAAGCTGTTTGTGCATGGCAATATTAGTGCTGTAAGCCAACACTAGCGTTAAATCATCGCCTTGCTTGATCGTCGGCACATTCTCTTCAAAGCTGCCCGGCGAGTCGTGATTGGTTCCATCGGCGTAGACTTGCGTCGCCGAAGGCGCAGGAATGATTCGCATCTGCGGCACGGCCTCGAAAACTAAAGTGTCCGGGTTGCGGCGATAGAGCTGCGAACCTTTGGCATAAGTGAGTTGACTTGCGGGCATTGGGTAGTCCTCCTATGGATTACGATTCAGGAATTAAAAGCGCTCACGCTTGGATCTTTTTCCTCTGTTGCGTAGGTGATAACAAAATTAATATCTGCCCCGGCACGGGGGTAATGTTCGTCGAGAAAGAGCCATTTAGTCCCGATCTTAACCGTATCGGCAGCGAATCCTCCGCGCTTGGTGTCCACGAGCAGGGCCTTATGCACGTCTCCGATAATTGCACCAAGCGTTTTACGAGATCTTTCTGCTCCTTCGTCAACGACCACCCGGACGGCGACGCGAAGTTTTTCGAGATAGGCATCATCGTTGGGGCCATGCGTCATGTTTTCAGTGACTTCCTCGTCTGGAATCACACCGACCGCAGGCCGAGAGACCTTGTAAAGCTCGAAGGTTCCCTGCGCTATCGTCACTATCGATTCGACTTGAGACAACGTCTCTTCGATATCGTCCAGAATGAGATCCTGAATTGTGTCGGCCATTATTCATCCGGTCACAAAGCGAAACGCGCGCGCGACTTCCAGCGGTACTTTCTCGCGCAGGTATTCTATGATCTTGCCCTTGATTTTTTTCCGTGAGAAAACCAGCGCAACAGACGGGCCGAATAATTCTTGGATCGGCAGGCGCGACTTGCTGCTGCGCTTGAAAACTCCGATGTGGCCGCTTCTCACTCGCGCAATGAACGATCCTGGAATTAGCTTCGACTGCGTTCCGTATCTGACGCCGCCCTCGGGCCTGCGCTTGGTCACGCTTTTAGGTTTCGGCTTCATCTCGTAAATCGGAATGCGGTCTTTCTTCGATGAAAACGCTGTCAAGCGCGCCTGCGGTTTCGCGCCTGTCGCCTTGGTGAGCGTGATGTTTCGCCGAATCGTCTTTTGCGAGCTGGCCCCGATATCGGCCTGGACCTCGCGCACGGCCAATGTAAATGCGCCCGCAGCGGGTTTGTTGATGCCAGCGGCGGCCAAGCTTGGATAGCGTTTGACCTTCTGGTCGAGCTTGCGCGCCAGGCCGGCGGCGTCGGTGGTGACTCGTAAGGTGTTGGCCATTAGGCCGCCTCTTTCGCGTGATAGTTCTCGACGACCCAGGGAGATTCGTATGTCGTTTTCTTCTCGATGATGGCCCACGGTTTGACGCCGCCGTAAAAAAACACGATGCGCGCCTGCTCCGGTAAGCGCCGTTTATGCTCGGCCCGAATGCTCGGCCAGCCATAGACGCCGTCGTCCTGACTCCAGCCCTTCTCGTCGGGGCCCAGCACATGACGGATCCACGCCTGGTCGGTGCCCATGTAGGAGCTCGCCGCGCGTACGCTCGGGTTGCCGTAAAACTCTTTCCATACCTGCTTTCTCGCGCCGGCGGACATCATCCACATCGAGCCCTGGTAGCAGTTGACCAGGTCGAACGGGATCGCCTGAACATGACGGCGATAAATCAGGAAATCTTCCGGCCGGTCGAAAAGGCTGTCGAGGTTTTGCAAAACGACACAGTCGAGATCGATGCTGACAAAGCGTGGACCGAAAAACTCCGCAGCCTCCTCGCTGAAGGCTTTGAGCCGGACGTAACAATGAGCCCTGCCGCGACCCCATCTCTCGTTTCTCACCGTGCGCCAGTCGTCCCACAGCGGGATGGGAGTGATTAAAGGATCATAGGTGGCGTCGGGCTGATCGGTGGCCAGGACAAAACGGTGCGGCAAAGTCAGGTTCCGATGAATCATGCGCGCCCAGGTGTTAACATGATCCGCCGTGTACGTGACTTTGCCGTTGTCCTGCTTCCAGAGCCAGCCGACTATGGTCAACATGAATCTCGCCAATCTTACGAAGCGTTATCCAGTCCGACCTTGATGACTGCGTTCGGCCGCTTGTTGATCGGCAGAGGATTGCTCTGAGCCTCGAACTGGACACCCTTGTCGAAATCCATCAACTTCTGTTTGCTGTAGTAGGGCAGCCCGATCGTGTTGACGGTCTCGACGTAGTTGGCCGGCGCAAAATAGGTCTTCCACATCTCGGGAACACCAATCGGGAAAACGAAGGCTTCGTCGGCTTCGATATAATTCGTGCCGTTGACGTTGCCGCGGTACTCTTCCCATACGATGTTGCCGATGCGAACCGCGCCGTAGCGCAAGTCATCTTCGCGGAAGAAACGAGCGTCTTGCCAGTTGAGGTAATATTGCGCGACTTTCGCGTGACCGAGCAGGGCATCGATGAACTCTGATCCCGCAAATCCATGAATCGCCTGATAGGTGAAAGCGCCGAGAGCCGACTCGATCTTGCGGATGATCTGACGACACTGTCCGACCACGTCCGTTCCAGCAGTGCTGAGCTCCATGTCATGAGTTTGCTGCGTGACATTGAGCTGGGTGAAAAGATCGTAGAGCGTGGTAACGTTGCCGGACTTGTCGATCTGCAAAATCAGCCCCTTCAGCGCGCCGATCTTCATCCACTCGATCGTCACATCGAGCTTGTCTTTCATGCGCTGGAGTTCGCGGTTGACCTTGGCGTCGATCGCGTCGCGCTCCGTCTCCGAGCCAAAGGCGCGGATGCCCTGGACTTCGTCGGCCATGACGGCGCCTTGTTGGGGCAAATGCGGGACGGCCAAGTTCCGCAGCACCCGCTTGTCATCGACAACGACTGATGCGGGCGCATTGCGCGCAACGGTCGGAACGAGCGATAACGAGCCGCTGACCTCTTCGATATCAACACTCAAGGTGTCGATGCCCTGCTCCTCGAAAAGACCCATCTCGGAGAGGCGCATGGGTTTGTGCGGGAGTTTGTTGATGGTGTCGGTGAGCGACGTCAGGCTGTAGCCATCCGCCTTAAATACATCGAGCATATTACCGGGCATGGGTTTTTCTCCTTTGTTCGTTCAGCGCTTGGAGCCGCTGGTTTTTGTTAGTCGCGGACAATAATTCCGAGCGCCAAGAGATCCGCCCGTCCGGCAGTAATCGCTGTGCCGTCGCTGCTGCCCCAATCGAGCATTGCGGCCTTGACGACGCAGTCGCGGACAATCACCGCAGCCTTCTTATCGCCGCCGCTGGCGTCGCAGTCGTCAAAGAGAATTCCGGCAGCCGCTTGCGTGCCGTCGCTGGCGCCGTTGTCGTAAACCGCATATTTCCCGCCAGAAGTGATTTTGCCGAGTACCTTGCAGGCCGTGAGGTTCTGCCCGCTGACGACGGTCACTTCCTCGCGCGAGCGATCGTAATTCGCCTCGCTCAGAATAAATTCGCCGCTATGTTTGCCTTCAGTTTTCGCCGCCATGTTTTGTCCTCCTGAGTTTTGGAACGTTTATTTTTGCTGTTTTCGGCGCAGCGCGTAGATCTCTGCCGCGGTTGATGTCGGCTTCGTTTTCTCCGTGCGCCGCTCGGCTTCAGGCGCAAGCTTGTTATCGATCTCCGGCCCCTGGCGCGCGATCAGAACGTCGAAAAGATCGTCGGCGACTTCTTTCACCGACATGCCGGCTTTGATGTAGTTATTCGCCCGGTCCGGAAGTCTGGCGGCAAGGCAGCGCGCGCGAATCTTGGTGGCGTCGGCGAGCTTCGATTTGACCTCGTCCGCGCTCAGCCCACGGTCGAGGAACGACGCGGCGGCTTCCGGCACGCCGGCATCTGTGCATGCAGCGAGAATATCGCGGGCGCGTTTCTCGCCCGCCTTCTGAGCGTTCTCTACATTTTTGGCGCTTTGATGGGCAGCTTCTGCTTCTTCGGCGGCAATCTCCTCGGCGGTTTTCGCCGGTGCCGCTGGCTCTGGCTCGGTGACTGGTGCCGGTTTCGGGTCGGGTTCCGGTGTTTCGGCAAAAGGCTTGAGAGCAGTGGGAAGGTTTTTGAAAGTCGCAAGGTTCGCATTTGCCGCCATCTTCACCGAGTCGGTGACTTCATCGGCCAGGCCCGCATCGAGCGCTTCCTGAGCGCTGAACCAAGTGTCCTCGTTCATCCATTTTTTGACTTCTTTTTCGCTTTTGCCGGTTTTGACCATGTAGGTCGATTGCAGGGCACCGGCGATCTTCTGCAGCTCGTCGGCCACGCTGATCATGTCTTCGGCGTCGCCGATGACGATGGCGAGCGGGTCGTGAATAAACATAAACGTGTTGGCCGGCATGATGACTTTGTCGCCGGCCATGGCGATGATCGAAGCGATTGAAGCGGCGATGCCATAGACCTCGACCGTGACGTTGGCGGGGTGGCGCTTGAGCGCGTTGTAAATGGCGATGCCGTCGAAGACCTCGCCGCCGTTTGAATTGATCCGCACGCGGATGTTTTGAATATTGTCGCCAAGTGCTTTCAGATCGCCGATAAAATCCCTGGCGCTGATGCCCCAATAACCGATGATGTCGAAGATATCGATGAGCGCTTCGTTCTCGTTCTGAGCTCTGATGGAATACCAAGTTTTCATTTTTCACCTCGTAGAAACGAAAAAAGCCGCCCGACTCCCCGAAGGAAGTGGGCGGCTTTTTAGCGCCAAGCCGGCGGCGCGGTTATGAAATCAGTTGATCGTTCTTAAATTAATCGCTCTCAGTCGTCAAGTCTGTTTTTCCGTGCCCCTCATAGAGCACTTTCACCGGTTCGCCGTTTTTCGCACCCAGGATGACCTCGAAGTGGATCTTGGTGAGCGTGCGGTCGATCTCCAGCACCTTATCGCGGCGCGCAAGCTCGCGAATTATGACCTCGCTGATCCTTGTCGCTCGCGGTAGCATCAGCACTTCCCTGCTTCTTTGACCGTTTCCAAATCGACTACAGTGTCCATGATCTCGGCCATGCGCGGCAAGCCAACCTTTAACAATTCAAAAAAGATGTGAGCGCGATTGTAAAACTCAACGCCGTCAAAGCCGTAATTAGCCAGTGGAAGTGGATCGGGAATTAAGATGACTTGATCCACGCTATCGCCCTATTGTGTTTCCTTGTTTGTCTCTAACGTGCCAGCCTCTAGACACTTTTTCGATTTTCATTCCGCACAGAGTGGTATCTGGCGCTATATGATGGCTAAACTTAAAGCCAATTCCTCTGATGCACTCATCGAGATCGGCTTCGCTGGCCACTAATGTTAGGTCCGGCTTCTCCGCGTAAAGTTTCATAAACTCGTGACTCGCCCAAAGAAGATCGCCCAATTTCATCCTAGTAGCCCGCCCCAGCCTGACTAGGGTCGGCATTTGGATCAGCATTCGGGTCGGCATTTGGATCCGCCTGCGGCGGCTTGCTTGCCGATGATCCAAAGTCTGAAACCAGGCCCAACTCGCGGTCGCGCTTCAAATCTTCCTGACGCTCCAAATCGATTTCTCTCACATCCTCGCCGTCTTCGCTCTTGATCCTCTTTCGGCTGGTGAGTCCGGCCTTGAGCGCCTGCACGTCGGCTTCCACGTCCTGCAGCGCATGGAGATATGGCCAGCCTTCCGGATGGCACGCGACTTTCTGATAATCCTGCGGCGCAACGCCGACCGGTTCCGGAAGCGCTCCGGATAAAATCGCTATATCAATAAAGTCCTTCCAGATCGGAAGGCAGACTTGCGGGATCGTCAATTGCCAGCGGTCCTGCTCGACGGAGCGATGATACTCGGCCAAAACAACGCGCAGCGTGCGGTCGTTCAGCTTGGAAAAATCGCCGCTGATGAATTCATAGGGCACGTCCTGGCCGGCGCCGATGCCGAGGAGCTGCTGGCGAACGAAATCGGCATAGCCGCCGCCACTACTATCGCCCTCGAAGAGCTTCACATCCTCGCCCGGCAGTGTCGTGAAAAACTGTCCGGCCTGAATGTCGGTCACAGGGATGCCGTTGAAATCCTTGTTGATCGGTTCGCCCGTCAGTGGGTCGAAAAGATCGTCGACGTCGGGCGTGTAAGTGGGGCGCGTGATCGCACCGGTGAAAGCCGAGCGGTTTTTCTTCCTGACGAGCTCGGCGTCATCATACTCATCGAAGTCCTTCGCCTTGATGAGCGCCTGGACGATCGCCGGCACGCCGCGGATCTGACCGGGCCGCAGCGGCGCGTAGTGATGAATCACCGACTCTGCAGGTATGGCTATAAGCTCCAGGTCGCGGAATTGCCCCAAAAAGAAATCGCCCGGGTGACTCCGATACATCCAATAGGCGCGGCGCTTGCCGATAGGGTCGAACTCGATGCCGGCGCGGACCGTCCGCCCGCCGGCAATGAACGAGTTTTGATCGTGCGGGCAAAGCTCCGGTTCGATCAGTTGGTATTGCAGCGGGACCGGCAGACCGTCAGAGGAACGGCGCAGTCTGCGGCGAATGAAGATCTCCCCTGCCGCGCGGCGGGTGCGGACGATCTGGCTCAGCATGCCACTAAAATCGAACATCCCGTCGGCGTCGAAATATTGCGATTGGCGCTCCCATAACTTGTCGGCCATCTTGCGCCACTCTTCATCAGGTGCTGCGGATTTGAAAGTAATCCCACAGCCGATTTCATTGGCGACCCAGGAATTGACGCCCCTGGTGATCCAGGGATTGTTGCGGATCAAATCACGGCTGCGGTTTCTCAGCTGAGTCAGATCGCGGAGGATGGCCTGATTAGGACCGATCGCGCCGGGAAGCCAGCCAGCGAGGCGCCGGCCCATGGCACCGGCTTCGTATTGATTGCGGACTGATAGGCGCGAGGATGTTTTGGCGGTGCCGGTTTTTTTGGGCTTTGGTTTGCCGCGCTTGGCTTTGTTGCGCGGACGCGGTTTGCCTCTGGCGTTCATAATCCCTTGCAATACCTCGACCGAATAATCATCCGCCGGTGGCCGGTGACCTGCGCCAGTTCGTCTTGAAGCTCTTTTAAGCGCGCCTGGAGATCTTTATAGGATGGACGCACGCCTTGCTCGCTGCGATCACCCTGGATACCCATGACTAAAGCGTTGCGGAGTCCGACGCTACCTTCCTTCGTCGACTCCATTTCTTTCAGCGCGCAACGAATGCGCTCGATATCAGCGTTGATTTCTGCGGCAGTGCGAGCCATTTCTGCGATACGCTAAATTAAATTGCGCAGTCGCGCAACTGCAAAGCACAACTAATTGGGGTTTGATGGGTCGGCGCTAGAGAGAGGCTCTGGTTGGTCGTTTCGCCAGCAACAGCCTCAATAGATACCCGCCGGCGCTGCCGATATCGACCGCGTGAATCCCGCGACTCGCCAGCCGGTTCGCAAGACAGGTCGCCGTCGGTCCACAGCACAACAGCGCCACCTCGGGCTTGGACCTGACGATTTCGTCCTCGAGCCGGTCAATCTCGGCGTAGGCCTCGCGGCTCGGACATGGAATCTTTTTCATTCTTTTGGCCGAGAGCCTGACAGCCTTCACGATTTTGTTTTCCGGTTCCGAAAGCACGGCTACGCGCTTGTCTTTCCAGATCGACTCGACTTTCGCGGCAAACTTGCCGACGTTGATCCATGGAGCGGAGTCCGGCCTGGTGATAAATGCGCTGTGATAGCACACATCGTTGGGCCGCAGAATCTTAGCGAATCTTTCGGCGTGACGCATCCAGTTGTCATACTTCGGCCCCGCCGGAGACATCGTCGGGATACCGACCAGGCAATTCACGTCGGGATCTTGCAAAACCTTTAACAGTTCTGAGCCGAGCTCCGCGCAGCCCGGCTCGCGCATATAGCCGCCGCCGTCCATCAGCTTCAGCTCGCCGTCACCGAAGCGGGCGAGCGACTTGCCGCTCAACACGGCGTTGATGGTTTTGAATTCGCCTATGACTTGGGGATAGGTCATAGATTAAACAGATGACACCAACATCGTGCTCATCATAATTCCCTCGTCCAAGGAAACCGCAACGGGTTTTTCGGCTTCGGATTGCCTTTTTCCATCACCGCCAGGCGCCGCTTTTTATATTCCATCTTGTCGCGCGGCAGTGACCAATCGCTGGCGTCTTTGATCACGTCGCGGGTATAGACCTCCAAGCGGATCGGCGCCGGCAGTAGCAGCGGCGCACCATGCAGCGCCTCCAGCCGATGCAGGAAAGCGTTGCCGCCGCCGATGGCGCCGGAAAAATCTTCGTTGTAGCCACCGACCTTATTCAAATAAACGTCGCGGCGTACCAGATAAGAATCGACGTGCGGGTGAATCTCGCCATATTCCTGCTCGTCGGAGATCTTGTCTTTCTTGCGCGTCTCGTCGGCGCGGCCGACGCGCCAGCGCGGAAAGCGATACCAGTGCTTAGGATCCGGCGTGAAGTTCAGCAACTCGGCTGCTACGTCGGCGGGTAAAATATGATCGACATCTACAGGTAAAATCCATTCGGTTGTCGCGACGTGAGCGCCGAGATTTCTCGCGCCGCCGCGGTTCCAGGGAATATCCTTCTCGATGCGGTATAGGTTGAGCGGTGCTTCGCGGAGAAACGGAATCGGGTATCGGTTTGGTTCGGCAAGATGACGCCGTCCGAATGCGCGCTCGGTGATAATCGGTAATGCTGCCTCGGGGCTGCCATCGTCGACGCAGATCACCTTGATGCCCTCGGGATAGTGGTTCCACTCTTCGACCTGGCGCTCTAACATAGAAATATTGCGGTAGAACGGCACTATCAACGTCACTTCATTTAGCGCATTCAAAGACGATATCCTCTCCGACTCGTTCGACCGGGCGATAATCCAATGGTGCAAGAAGGGACTCCAAATCTCCATATTTATAACCTAAACGGTGCGCTTTTTTGTTCTCTTCTAGCACGAGCAGCGGCCTGTATTTACCAAGAGTCGCCTGCGCTCCCTTGAGCGCCGGAATTTCGTAACCCTCAAGATCCAGAAAGATCGCGTCGCAATACTCGAGCGCGAGATCGTCAATCCGGAGCATTGGTATCGGCCCGGCTGTCTCATCGATCTGGTGACCGCCGCTGTTCTTGCCCCGTATGAGCGCGGCCCCACGGTGATTTGTGCCGAGTGCGGCGCGCATCGCATAGACATTCGGCAGCGCTGCATTTATCGCAAGACAGGCGAAGTTCTCCCAATCGGGCTCGAAAGTGTAAACGTGTTCAAAATCCTCGGCCAATTTCTTCGGGTAAATGCCGATATGGCCGCCCGCCTGGATCGCAACGCGCCGCTTGCGCACGCGATTAACGTGTCGATCGAGTTCGAGCGATCGATGAAGATACACCGACGGACCGGAAAGCGTAGGCGGACACCACCAACCATCTACTTGTTGCGTTCCCTCGATCAAATTTTTCGCTCCACGCGTCTCGCCAGGATGATTTCAGCGTGAAAAGTGACACTTCTAAGCATTAGAATTGGTTGGAAAGACTTCAAAAGCGGTATGTTGATATGCCTTTTTTCCAAAATCTCGCCACGCTCAACCACGCTCGTTTACGAGCTGGTCGATTTTTCTTCAAAAGCTCGCGTCCGCAAGTCTTTCATGCCTCCACAGCCCGTAGCCAGTTTTTTATCCTGTCCTCATGCGTAGGCCCGCGCATCACATCTTTCGAGAATGCCACGCGCGGAAATCCAAACGGCTCAAGCCTGGTTCTCAGTTCCGCCTCGCGGTGCTTTTGACTCGCGATCTTACGCACGTCAAAATCGATCATGACAAACCAAACTTTTGCGAACTCGTTGGAGTCCAAAAGATCGTCAAGAATGTCACACTCAGCGCCTTCACAATTGAGCTTGAGATAAACGATATCGCGGTGATCGACGTTTTTCTGAAACCAATCGGTTGCGCGGACAAACTGACACAGTTCGGAAGCATCCGACCGGGCTTTGTCCTTGTGCCAAACGCTTCCGCCCAGCCTACCGGGCTCGTGTATTATCCATTCGCAGCTTCGATTCCATAGTCCGAAGTGCTCGATTCTCACCAAGACCGTTGGGGGAAAGACGGCGCGTAAGTCGGCGATCTCCTGTAAATACGGCCAGCATAATTCTACCGGCTCAAAGCAAACGATCTCATCGAAGCGAAAGATCGGGTCGAGAGCCGCTGCCAGGCTTTGGCCGGTGTTGGCGCCGACGTCCAGGAATATGCGGCGGGTCATTGACCCTCCAGCTTAAAGTCATTCGGCTTGAATTCGTCCGGCACGTCCGCCCAATCGATGATTCCTTTTTTAACCGCGCAGATGGCCAGCTCCTTGACGGAGTGATCGCTTAACTGACCATGCCCATCAACGGTACAAAGACGACCTTGGCCAAGCGCATACCAGTCCCAAAACTTTTGCGGGAACCTTTTTTCTTCCATTTCTACGCCTTCACCATTTGCAGAATACGCTGCCTTCCCGGCCACGGAATTTCTGTGAGCGAGTAGCCTAGATCGCTCGCGACTCTTGCGTAAAACGAAAGTGGATGCTTGAACTGTTTCAGCCCGGTCCGAGTGTTGTCAGGCAGGTCTGTAGGAACATAGCTGAAATAGAAGTTACGGCTGCGCGGCGCGATATCTGCGATGGTCTCGGAGACGATAGCGGACGGAAGATGAATAAAAACCGAAAACGCCCATGCGTAATCAAAGCACGGCCAAGTCGGCCAAATCTGCGCGTCAAAAGAATCCACGAAAACAGGACCCTTGAGCGCCCAGGCTTCTGTCACCGATAGAGTACGGCAGTGCGCCAGCGCTTCGGCAGAAATATCGATACCGGTATAATTGCCCGCGTTGAGACAGGGAACAATCGCGCGCGCCAAGCGGCCAGTACCGCAGCCGAAGTCGAGCAATCGATCCTCCGGACGTAGTCCCTGCGCGATCAAGAAATCCCGCTGAACTGCACCGTAAAACTCCCAATCCCCACCGATGGCTTGCTGCGGATCGGCTTTCACGCGGGCGTCGGTGTGCTTGCCGTAGGCGGTGAGAAAGTCGTTCTCGCGGTAGAGTTCGACGATATCAGGGTCGCGGCTCGACTTGTCCGTGAGCCGAGCGATTTCATCCTGGGTAATCCGGTCCATTAATCTCCGTGCGCCTTGCGCATGTGGTTGTCGCGCGAGCTCGGCGTCGGAAACGTCAGCACGCAGTCATCGTCGGTGCACTCGAACTTATAGCCGGTGCCGCCGCTTCTGTGCTTGATCCGGTTGTGAGCGTCAAGTCCGCGATGATTGAGGAACGGCTTCTGATGCTCCTCACAATAATAGTCGCCGCGAGCGCTACTCTTTCGCGCTATGCCGTGCTTATTCAGCCTGTGATTGTTGAGATGACCAAGGACGGCATAAGAGGTCTCGCACCCGGGATGATCGCATCTGAACTTCAAGCGAGGGAGATCGACGGGCAGGTCTTCGGGCAGCTTCTCGACCAACGGCAAACGCGCGTGGTCGGTATCATCGGACAGATCGCCAATGAAGGCACGCGGCATATCCGTGAACCTGGCTTTCAGCGTCACGTTCTCGCCAGCCGGAAACTTAAAGCCCTCGTGGAAAAGCTCGTCCAGGTCTGAGGTTTCTAGTTCGATAATGTGCCGCATCTGTCACCTTTTAGAATTCTGCTACGGCCATATAATCCCCGCAATCTCCCACGATGTTTTTATCGAAAGCCGGCCCTCCCCCCATTCACGCCACACGATGCCGAGAAACAGCCATAGGCGTTTTAGATATATTTGCCAGCGGGGATAATGCTTCATTCTTTCACCTCACCATGTAGAGCGTTTATCATACGCTCTACAATTTCCAATGCTCTTTTAGCCATGGATACTTTTTCTTCTGTTCTTTGCTCCAGGGAGGATATGCGCCGCTAGTAAACACCATGCAGGCGGCCGGCGCCTGGCGCGATCGCGCCGGTGTCCAGTTGATCTTCATCAAACCGTCGTCGTTGCTCCACTTGCCTGGCGGTGGATACATCTTGAAGCTCATCCAGCCCTGATCGGAGCCACGATTGCCCGCTGCGGCGGCCTGGGTCGGCGATACGAGCGGATCGAAGTCTTCCCATATATAAGGATGGGTCCCGGTCCGGAGCAGATAGACACCGCCGGCGATCTTGCCCCAACCGAAGCGCTTGTCGCACCAGCCGACGAAATCCTCGTCGCGGTCGACCAGCGGCCTAATGTCGCCGAGGATGACACAATCGATATCGAGCGACAAAATCCGCTCACCCAACACGACTGCTTCACGTGAAAAACTCCATAACCGACAGTAACAGCTTGGAAATCTCTCGCCGTGCGGGCTCTTGATGTCGTCGAAGCGCACCGGCATCGGCATAGCCTCGATGCGCGGATCGAGATCTTTAGCGTCGTCGGTAATGCAGATGAAGCGAAACTCGCGCGGATACCAGCGGGCAACCATGGCGTAGAGCACGTTGACGTGTTTGGCACGAAACTTTCGCCGGCTGCTGTTCGGGTCGCGCCATTTCCAGGTGACGAAGGAAATCATTCAAGGGAGTGCGGCCTGGGCCGATGACTGGGTAGGTGGCCGGTCACTCGGCGCCGCACGAATGGCAAATTTCCAGAACGAGCATTCTCTAACGTATGAAGGGACAACTGGAATCCCTTCATATCCTGCACGCCCTGAGCCTTTGCAGGTCGGGCAAACATCGGGGCGGAGCTGCATTGGGGGTTCCGGACTCATTGGAAATCTAAATTGATAGCCTTCGCCACAGCAGGCTTTGCAATCTTCGATCATCGCGTTTCCCTCGGCGTAATTTGTCTGGCCGCTCGCCGGCTCAGCGCGTTTATAGCTCACCGCTCCTGGCTCTCGATCTGCTTCAGCGCGAGCTCAATCGCCTTGGATATTTTGGTTTGGCCGGTCTCCCAGCGAATAATGCTCAGCCTCTGCACCCCAATGCGCTTGGCGAGCTCCTCCTGAGTGAAACCGAGCCGCTCGCGGCGTCTTTTCATATCTTCGCCAGTCATGGTTTCTCTGTGTACCATAATAATACACCGTAGCGCAAGCCTAATCGAGCAAACTCAGCGCCTGTTGGGTAGCCTTGGCCCGGTTGAGAGCTTCGCGGATACGGCGCAGATGCGCCATGATGATGTCCAGGCGTTGGGCCCTGAGTTCGGTATCGCCGTCGAGGACCGACGACAGCACGGCGACCTCGTCGCTCTTGAAGCTCCGGATGACAAGCGACTCCACGCGCGCCATCAATTCGTCATACTTCGAGGTGATCTCGCGCCGGTGCTTTTGCTCGTCAGTGTTGCCGGTGTCAAAGAGCTGTGTCTGCTGCTCGTTCTGCGCCATGGCGTCGACCAGCAGCCACCAATGATTGAGATTCATCGAGCCGGCCTTCTTGAAAGCGAGCATCTGGTTCTGGTGATTGATCTTCGTCAGGTGCAGCGCCTGGGCCGGGCTAATGGCGCCGTGCACCACGCCCTCGCGCATGGCGGCGCTCAGCTTCTGGAGCTTTAACCTGTCGCGCACGAAGGTCCAGGGTTTGCCGATGATCTTGGCGACCTCGGCCTCGTCGATGCCACCGCGGGTTTTCTGGAGCTCGGCCAGGGCGTCGCTCTCCTCGATCACGTTTAAATCCTTGCGATGCAAATTCTCGATGATAGATAAGGTCCGGATGCGCAACGGGTCGCCATCGTCATTTACGAGCGACTTGATGGTGCCCAGGCCGGCCAGTAGATGAGCCCGCCAGCGCCGCTCGCCCGCGACAATCATCCATCGCGCGCCGTTGGGCCGGATCGTGATCGGCTGCATCAGCCCGTCTTTCTTGATCGACTCGGCGAGCTCCTCGAGGTCGCGGTGCGTGAATTGCCGTCGTGGTTGACCTGGGTCCGCGTCGATATCGGCGACGGGAATTTCTATGACGCTGGTTTTCATCCGGCGCATTCTATGATCTTCGATCTCAATCACCTTGCTCATCTGTTCTCCTCGGCTTGATGATGAGTTGATTATCGAATTGCTGGTTCTCGAATTGCTCGCAGCGCGCGCAGCCTACGGCATCAAAGAAAACCACCCACTCCCGCTGGAAGTAATCAGCATTTGCTTGCGCTTGTTGCTTTGCGCTTTCGAAGTCTCTGCAAATCATCGCGCACCTCCCTCTGCGTCCGAGATGTGTATCGCCAATTCCTGCAGGTCGTCCCAAACTTCTTTGAGCTTGTAAACGCGGACGGTGTACTCTTGGACCGCCGTGTTGATTGCGTCGGGGCCTTGCGGATAGTAGTCGCGCCCGTTGGGTGACGCGGCTTCGAGCGCCTTCAGGGCCTCGTAAACCTTGTGACCAGCTTCCAGTACCTGTTCGAGCAATTGATCGCGGCCTGTGCCATTTCGGTGAATGGTTGGCTTGATCATGATCGGCCTCGTTTCGCCCGTTCGATTTCGGTCAACACTTCTGTTTTCTTGGGTGTGATGCAGGGCCATGGATCGCCGAGCGATACCCACTGGCCGCACAAGCGGACCGACACCCAGGTATAGGTGAGACTGCCATAGCGCCGGCGCACCAAGCTGATCTCGTCGCCGGTCTTGAGTGTTTGGACTGTCATGGCGGAAATCCCATCACGACCATCATCAAGCCAAGGAATATGGCGATGATGATGAGTAGGGCGACCTTCAAAATCGTTTTCATCATCAGCTCTCTACCACTCCAGCAGCGCGCAAACCGCGCCGCCGAGGATGATGATTGCAAACGCCACGTATCCAGCAGCCGCAAGAATAAGTCCCGACTGCAACTGGATGCCGATTAAATTTAACGCTGTTTCCATGATTTTCTCCTTGTCTGTATTGAATTGATACCAATGCGGATAAAAAAATATCGACCTATTTCTCGCACGCCTTTTTGCAGTCGCCGCAGAGCGGTTCCCAAAGTGCGAACTCATCTGGTTTGCTTTGCGGATAGCTCAGTGCGAGCACAACGCCGCATTTACAAGTTTTTAAGCCGAGCGCTTTGGATTCGTTGTTTGTTTTCATATTCTTAATGTAACATTTTGATACGTAGATGTCAAGAGGAAAGATTATTTTTCAGCCTTCTCTTTTGCTCGCCGCCCGTTGATTCCAGTATCGCTCTGCATTTCCGGCGCTCTTAAACCACGGTCCTTGTGCGCCACAGGATCTACACCTTACAAAGTGAGCCCATGCGTCAGGCTCACCGTCTTGGCATCCATCGCGGAGTGATTTGGCTAGCATTCCTTGACCCGCACAGAATGGGCATGGCTTCATTTCTCTACTCCTTTTCCTTTGCGCTCATCGTGGCCCGAGCAATCCACACCGGATGCAACTCAACGATGACTTGGTTCGTGATCGATCCGTCGTCATGCTTCACCATCCGATCGACCGTGACGAGCAAGCGTCCCTGGTCGAGTATCTTTTCCACCTGTGCGCTCCCATAAGGCAGCACATTAACTTTTTCTCCGCGTCTCGGTTGAATCATGTTAGCTCCTCTCCTGTCCCGGCAACTCATCGCCGCCGGCCGCTTGGTTGAGTTTCTTCACCAGATCGAGCCTTAAAAACTTGATGTGCGCGTGGCCGTTGCCGTAGCACTTGATCTCGAAATAGTCGTCGCTCCAGGACTCGCCTGTACGCTTGTCTTTCATGCCTGTGTTGAACCTGGTCCTGAAATCGTGCGGGTATTTCTGGACGCCCTTGCCGTCGAGCAGGGAAAACACGTTGCCCAGGGAATTGAAGTTAGCGTCGTGGTAGTAATCGATCTCGAAGCCGCCGCTATAAGTCGGTCGTACGCCGGAAACGATGACGCGCGGGCCGATCTTCCATCTCTGGTTTGTTTTGAGAGCGCCCGTACCCAGGCGCTATGTGGTCGTAGCCAGTCAAAGACCTCTTTTATCGACTCGTCGAGAAGACCCTTGACCCTGCCGGCCAGCCCCTGCAAGGTGCCCATGATGTTGTCGGCGGTCAGCGGCGGCAGCTCGTTTTTCTGGATCTGCTCCTCCATCTCCTTGCGCCGTTTCTCCGTCATGTAGTGCTTGAGACCGGTCTGGTCCAGGATGTATTTCCAGGCGTTGCGGGTGAGGTGATCATAAACTTCTTTCTCGGATCGCTCCTCGAACACCGAGTCGCCGTAGTTGTGGGAGCTTGGAAGGATGTTGTGATAATAGCCGCCCTTATCACCGAGCGTCGCCTGGAGCCGCGCCTTTGCACCGCGCAGCGTCTCAAAGGCTTGCTTGATTTCGAGCTTCTTCTGGCCTACTATTTTGTCGAACGTCATGCCAGTCCTGAACAAAAACGTGAAATTATCGATGCATATATTCTTGGAAAAGATTTAACGCAATGGTATCCGCTTTTGATAATGCATGACAGCAGGCCAACCCAGGCGATCGACCAAGCCTGCAACAACATCTCCAGTCCACCGGCCAAATCCCGCAATCCATGTCAATCAAAACCTCAATATATAGTGGCCATGCTGCACCTCGTGAGCTTCGGTGCTAGAAAAGTTTGACTTAACGCCGCTTTTTGACTTAATTTGTTCTCTGTGGGGGCTGCTGAACGACGTCACAAAAAAATCGACCTGGATATCTTCAAAGGCCAGCGCCAGTTCGGTGTCGATTGGCCGGGTATCAGCGATTACACGGCTTAGCACGCTTTGATCTCTGCCCACTACTACCGCGAAAACTTGTCATTTGCTCTGTCAAGCATAAAGTTCAGTTTAATGAATAAATATGCGAATTTTGCATTTTGGCATTGACAAAGCCTTTCCGGCCAAATATAAGAAACAAGCATGGCGCTCTTAGAACAAACACCTGTGCAATTCGTTAGGGAATTGATGGAAAAGCGCGGCTGGAACCAAGCTGCTCGTTGACGTTGGCACCGCCTGCGGGAAGTATCACCATGAGCATGTGCGCAATCTGAATACCCGCCGCGTCCAGGCCGATGAAATTTGGTCTTTCGTCTATGCGAAGGCGAAGAATGTACCGGAAGAAAAGAAGGCGCCTGGCGTTGGCGATGTTTGGACCTGGACGGCGACGGATGCAGACGCGAAGCTAATGATTTCCTATCTCGTTGGAGGGCGCGACGCTGGCTTCGCTTTCGAGTTTATGCAGGACGTTGCCTCGCGCCTTTCGAATCGCGTACAGCTAACCACAGACGGTCACAGACCCTATCTCGAAGCCGTTGAGGATACTTTCGGCGCTGATATCGATTATGCGCAGCTTGTGAAAATTTATGGAACAGAGCAGCTACCGAGCGAATCGCGGTATAGCCCGCCGAAATGCCTCGGCGCTCGGCCTCATACCGTGACCGGCAATCCCGACGAAAAGCATATCAGCACCAGCTATATCGAGCGACAGAACCTAACCATGCGGATGATGAATAGAAGATTTACCAGATTGACGAATGCATTCTCCAAGAAAATCGAAAACCATAAGCATTCGGTTGCGCTTCACTTCATGCACTATAATTTTTGCCGGATTCACAAAACCCTGAGAGTGACGCCAGCGATGGAAGCGGGACTATCGAATCATGTATGGGAAATCGAGGAAATTATCTCGTTACTGAATTAAACTATTTTATGCTGGCGCATATTCAAGAAGGGTGGAAGTTTCGGGTGCCTCAGTTTGGAGTTCCAGCCCTTTTCGCCATTGTTTCCGAATATGTTTGCTTATAATAAATGCTTGTAGGCACTTGATTGCAACAGACTTTAGAAGTGAATGTCTGTCAACAACAAATAGTCCCAAGATTTCTGTATATTCATTATGGATTGATGCAAGGCATTTGTTCTTTGGCTTAGATAACTCACGTTGCAAATGCATCCGAGCCCGTAAGATCTTTTCTTGTTTGCGAAGCACAACGGGAGTAAAGACGATACGCCATATTGTAATCCGTTCCAGAACATCAATCGTCTTTGCAATAGAGCTATCAAGATACTCAAACACCCAATTCCTTGAATTGACTTCTTGGTTAATCGCTGCTTCTCGTAATTTATCTCTAAGCGCGTACAACTCAAACTGGTGTGTTAGTACAATGGTTGTAATGTGCACCCTCATTAGCCTATCGAACGCGATCATTGCGAAAAGCATGAACAACCAGAAAAAAACCATAATTTATTTCTTTTTTTTGGGCGGCGGAGGATTTTCTGTATGGTGCAGGATGGTGGCAATCTGTGCTTGCTGGCGGTCACTCTTCCATTGACTTAGCCTTTTCACTTCCAAATCCAACACTTTTACCCTACCTTTCCAATAGCGGTTCTGCGCTAAAAACACAAGTATACCAATTATAAGCTTGGCCTGTTCGACGTTGTCGCAGATCGCCGTCACGGTCTGGTGCTCGATGAGTTCCTTGGAATCGGTTTCAATCATTGGCCTTGACTCCTAGCTCTCGCCCGTCTGTCGATCTCCACCTAACGGGCCACGTTAGGATTTGTCACTGCGGTTAATTTTCTTTGCTTCCCTAACTTTCACCATTGCTCGAGCTTGCTCCGGTGTCAGTACGCGCTTGGATTTCTTGCCACCTTTAGAGCCGATCGCTGCTAGGTATTGTTTGATCGCTTTATTCATGTGTCAAATCGGCTCCATGCAATTCAACGGCAGTGAAATAATCCTGCCAGTCGTCAAATTTGAACTTTGCGACCTGCAATCTACGCAAAGCTTCACGGCTTGCTGCTCTTGTTTCCATGTTCAGCTTAGACTCTAGTGCAGTCATGATCTCCTTATGGAGCCGCAATGATCGAATTATTCGTGTGTTGGTTTTCATATCGTACCTCCTTGATGATGGTAATATAACTCATGCCGGTTATGATGTCAAGCTATTCCGCTTATGATATGAAAATAAATATTCTAAACATATTCTTGAGGTAATTCCTGACATATACCTCCTAACTTAGTCTGATATGATTTCCAAAGTTGGCACGATTATTTCCCTTTAATATCAAGGGGGCATTGCGAGCGTTTGACAAGCTTTTCTAGTTTAGACTACATTTAAATATCCGGCTTCAACCACCGCAAGCATTAGATTGCGCGCACGCACTTTGTGATTACCAGCTGCTGCTGTTTGACTCCACCACAAGTTTACCCTACCACTACAGCAATGTGGATTTTATCCAAATCGATCCAGAGGAAACAATATTTGCCGTGTACCGTACCGGCTTCGATTTTTGCAGCTTCGTCCGCCGCTGCGCTATGATTGATGGCCACCAAATAATCGATGGAGACGAATTCGCCGCCGCTGACTGCGAAGGTACTGCATGAGCAAAGCGGAACCGGGATATCCACGTAAAAGAATACCGCTGGCTAAAGCTGCTAATGCTCTAGCCTATAGCGATCTAGGCTATCCAAATAATCAAATCGCCCAACTTGCCAATATTAGTGAAACTAGCGTTAGGGAAATACTGAACCAGCACGGCAGATGGGGTGTAAATCTAAAGGGTGTAGATAGAGCCGTGTTGGCGAGGCTTCGACAAGAGCAAAACGCTGTACTTGAGCAAGCTTGGAGAACCGGCGCAGCTCAAGCAATGGCACGTGCATTTACACCAGATAAGATGGAGAAAGCTAGCTTTTTACAACTTACAACCGGCGCATGTCAGGCAATTGACAAGTCTTTGCTGCTAAGTGGAGCACCAACACAAATAGTTGGTCACATTGAGGACCGCCGCAGCATCGAATCACTCGAAGCACTTGCCACTGCACTCAGTCAAATGGTGACTGGGCATGAAGTGGGGGCAACTATGGGGGCATCCGTTGATGTTACCCCAACCAAACCAGAGTAGTATCATATACTTACAACAGCAATGTGATTGCGTGTTGCTCTATCACATTGACATGACAGTTGAACTGCTACTGGACTTGGAACCCCCCCGCCGGGCAGCATTGGGCAGGCATTAACCCCCGCCACTGTAAATCCACAAAAGGGGCAAAGTTTTCGAACACCCCAAAAAAGGCCAGCTAAAAAAACAAAAAGCTTGACACCACAAACATTACCTGCTTATCATGCGCAATGACTCACATTGATTTATTTTCCGGTATTGGCGGGTTTGCATTAGCCGCACAGTGGGCGGGATTTCAGACAGTAGCGTTTGTGGAGATTGAGCCTTATGCGCAAGAGATCATCAAGCAGAACTTCGGGGCTGTGGCCGACGCCGCAAGCGCAGGAATGTCAGAAACAAGTGGACCGCTACGATCCAACAACGGGCCGGTGTTACCAGGCAACGGGGAGCGACTTTGGAATGTGTCTGACTCAAGCTGTCCAACTCTCCACTCCGATATCCGACAGTTCGACGGAGTCAGATACAGGGGCGCAACTCTGCTTACCGGGGGGTTTCCATGCCAGCCATTTTCCCAGGCCGGGAAGCGAAGAGGTGCGGCAGATGACAGAGCGCTCTGGCCGGAAATGTTCCGAGTTATATGTGAAGTCAGGCCCACTTGGGTGCTTGGTGAGAACGTTGCTGGAATCGTCACGATGGAACTCGACAACTGTATTTCTGACCTGGAAGGTGAAGGCTACTCCGTCCAACCGCTTATTATTCCAGCTTGCGCCGTCGATGCCATACACAGACGGGACAGAGTTTGGATTGTGGCCCACTGTGACACAGGACTCAGCGAATCAGCGGAGCCGAAAGTATGCGCAGGGGGGGATGCCGTTAGCTATGTGGGCTACGGTAACAGAGCAGGACAGCAGCAACGATGGGGGGCCGAGTCAGTACAAGCGGCACAGTTTACCGCTCAATGCACAGGTGAAGATGTGGACGACACCAACACAGAGGGATTACAGAGGGGCGTGCTTGCCGGAACGAATCAACGAGAATGGCCAGAGAATGAGCATAGCCACGCCAGGAATGAAACACGGATTAAACCTGACGGACCAAGTCGGTGGCTCCCTGAACCCGACGTGGGTAGAGTGGCTCATGGGGTATCCGACCGGGTGGACCGCCTTAAAGGACTCGGCAACGCGATTGTTCCGCAGGTCGCGTATGAAATCCTCAAGGGAATCGCGGTTATCGAAGGAAAAACCCAAGTCCGATGAACGTCCAGGACTTACTGGCCCAGGTGCCATTGGATTTACCGCCAGCCGAGAAGCAGGCGGCATTTCGGGAGATTCTGCTAAAGCTGAGTCCAGAGGACAAGGAGAAGGTAGCCAAGGAGACATTGGGGCATTTGCGGGATGCCCGGCAACTAAACCAGATTGAGTATTACCAGTTGGCGAATCCTGACGCGATTGGGGTGCATTTGGCGACGACGAAGGAAGTGATAGCGGTAGGGGGGAACAGGTCGAGCAAGACGGACACTATTTTAGCTGATGTGGTTATCTGCATGACGAAGATCGTGCCGAGGTCGTTGGCGGATATTTATCCCAAGGAGAAATTGCAATGTCCGATGCGGGTCCGATTGATGTGCGAGAGTTTGACGAATACTTGGGAGCCGGTAATCAAGCAGAAGTTGCAGTGGGACAAGTGGAACGGGCGTGGGGAACCGGGTGGGCCATTCGGGCATTGGGGCTGGATACCCAGGAGTTTTCTTTTGAAGGGCCGTTGGGACGAGTCGTGGAGCGAGAAGAACCGCACTTTGACTCTTGTCTGTGGTTGCACCATGCAGGTGATGAGTTACGATCAGGACGTGGAGGACTTGTCTGGGGCATCGATTCATCGAGTAATTAAGCAAGTTTCGGATCATCCGCTGGATTATTGCCAAAACCGAAAACGTCGTAGAATTCTTCTGCCGTAGGGGAATAATGCGTTTCACTTCCTACTGGTGTATCCTTGCCGCGGTAAACTCCTAGCGTTGTTAAGCCACGTAGTTTTTGAAAAACACCATCCATCGGTTCGTCAGTATATTGCTTGATGGCGCTGCCACTAGCATCGGTCCAGACACCTACGGCGGTGAGTGTAGCGGCGACATTGGCATCTATCTGATTGGCTCCATTCTGCGTGGTAAAAATATGTATGCTGTACATACTAGAAGCATCATCTGCACTACTACGCACCACGGCATTGCGCCTAAAGATGTTGCTTGGCTCGGAATCAAGGCATTGATGGAAGTAGAGGAACGCGTGGCCAAGTTGGAAGCCAAATGACTGTTGAAGAAATAATCAAGGAATTGGCGATCAAGCCTGACATGGTTTTTATTGATGGCGATCATAGTTATGAGAGTGTGAAGATCGATTTGGAAAAGTGGAAAGATGCGCCGTTTTTATGCGGTCACGACGCGACTTGGTATACCGTCAGACAAGCGCTGGATGAATTTGATCGCGATATTGCTTTAGTTGAAGGCACGGATATCTGGTATGCGACAAGTTAAATCCAATCATCCTGCTGGCACCGTCGGATACATCCAGGCCAATCGGCCACGTTTTCAGGGCTTTTATGATTCCGTGGAACGGCTGCAAGTGCCTGAGGGCACGGCATTGGAACGTGCGAGCAATTATAACGCCGCGCATAACCGAAACGAATTAATTAGTGGCATTGAAGGAGAATGGATTCTATTTTTAGATGACGATCATGTTTTCGAGGATACCGCGCTTCTGCGCTTGCTTGATCGTAATGTCGATATTGTTTCTGCTCTTTATTGTCGGCGTTATCCGCCCTTTGATCCAGTGGTGTATCACGGCATTGATTTGGCAGAGAAGCGGATGGAACTCTATACGTGGGAAGGATTAAGCGAGGAATCGGGACTTTTGGAAATCGCCGGTTGTGGCGCGGGCTTTATGCTGGTTAAGGGAAAAGTGCTTGAGGCATCGGCACGTACAGTAACCTCCACCACTGTCGATGCTCAACGCGTGAGAGCCGTTAAATCTTCGGTCATCAGGGACCAAAACGTCCAAGTGCGGTGACTCGGTCACGCTTTGCCGCTTCCCGCTCCAATAATCTCGCAGCGATGAATAGCGGAGAACTTTCGCCGTTCAGGTCCTGTCCTAATTGGAAAACGGCCAACTTTTCAATTATTAGGTGCGAAAGAACTGCCGTCCAGGTATCCAGCGATGCGCGCCTGAGATATTGCCAGCCGGTGCTCTTGTTCCGCTCATTCCCATGTTTCGAGTGTATCAAATTGTTACATAGATGTCAAGTAGGAAAATAATTATTTCGCCAGCAGCGATTGAAGCTGCGAGTAGGGGCACTCCATCACGTCGCAGCCGTCCGTGGACAGCTCCTCGGCGATCTTGAACACACCATGGTTCTTCATGTGAAAGATGACGGCCTGGGAGTTGGGCGGAATGTGGCGCGTCGTCTTCTTGATGTGCAGCGGCTTGCCGTCGCCGTCGATCTCGACGCTCGACTCCTCGCAGTCATAGCCCTTGATGAGCTTCTGCAGGCTGTCTTTGGCGAGCGTCGCCCAATAGTTCCGACCGTCCTCGACGGCGGCGAAGAACTCTTTGTGCTGCTGCCACTCCTTGAACAGCTCGGCCGACAGACCCATCTCCTTGGCGATCTCCTCGTCGCTCAATCCCCAGCGGGCAATCCAGCGGGCGAGCTGCGGGTGCAAGCTGCGGCGGTACTTGGTTTCTTTCATTTTCGCTCTACACGTTTCGCCACCTTCGATACGCAAAGGAAAGTGACACTGCCAAGCTATTGAGATTGTTGAATAGACCTCAAAAGCCTGGTGGTTATATGTAATTTTCGCAAGTATTCGCCACGCCTCATTACGCTCGAATGGCTAGGCAGTGGATTTTTCAAAAATTGCCTCGCCAGCGCTCTGCTCCAGATAGGACTCGGACCAGAGCAGCAGACACTTCCATGCCGCGTCTTTTGCCTCGGGATTATCGGCCTCGCGTTTTCTTCGAGGTGATCGAGCATATCAATCGCTACCACTGCGAGCTTTACTCCGATCAAACCAGTGATCTGGCCGAGTGCCTCGTTTGCGGCGTCCAGCCCCTCAAATGAATCTGGCTTCAGCTGTTCACTATTTTTATTCGTGGCCATCGATAGTCCGTAGTCTTTGCCGCCTTGCGCCTGTTGCATGTTTTGCAGAGCGGCTGAATGTTGCCGATTAAATTTGGACCGTGCTTTACGAGCGGAATGACGTGATCCGGTTCAAGCCTTATTTCCGGCTCTCGCCGTCCACAGCATAGGCATCTGTGGTCATATAGTGCTTTAAGAGCCGTCCATTCTTCTGGCGTATATCCTTCGGCGGTTTGTCGGCGGCGGCGAGCGTTAAGGGCGGCCATCCAATCTGGGTTGGCGCGGCGCCACGCCCTTTGCGTTGCCTGGTATCTGGCCTTCCTGTCCGGATTGTTGACGACGTTTAGGCGTCTCCACCTTCCATTGCTCGCGATTATGATCGCCTTATTTTCGTTGTAATAACCACGGATTTGCTCAAGAGCATGTTGCCGATTTTGGCTATAACGGCGCCTGCGCTCGATGCTCTTACAGTCTTTGCAATAAGGAAACTTGCCATCGTCCGCCGATTTGTTTTGATGAAACTCGCTGAATGGTTTTTCGAGTCGACATTTTAAACAGATCTTGCCGCCGTTTTTTGTTAGCTTTCGAATAGCCCGAGATGTAATTCTTGGAATCGGATGCAATGCGCGATGGCGCTCCATGCTCCTCTTTTTTGTGCAGTCCTTGCAGCTATTACCGGAGCCTGCGTAAAACTCCCTGACGGAATCTTTTTTCTTGCCGCATTGGATACAGATCCTTCTCTTTAGCTTTTTGTTTGGCCGTGGTTTTTTTTCCAAAATTCAAACCCTTCTTCCAGACTCCAGCGGCCCGGCGCCGCGATGTAGTTGAGCATGCCTTCTTTGCGCAAATGCAGTTTGAACAAACCGCGGTATTTCTGCGACACCGGCTTGTTGGTAAAGGCTGTCGTGCCGATCGATTCGATCCTGCGGTTTTGCTGCATCTCGCAGAGCGCGCGGGCTTCCGTCGACAGGCATGCGGCGAGGACCAGCTTAGAGAGCCGCTTGTAAATAGACGGACGGATGGCGAGATCCGTCATCATATATACATCGCAGAACGACCCATAGGCCGGTGGCGGCGTGAAGCTGAACGCCCCGGCGACCTCGCCGACCAGAACGGCGAAGTTCTGTTGCGCCGCCGCCGGCTTGATCGTCGGCGCGAGGTATTGAGAACGGAGACCGTTCATCTGTGGTGACGTGATCGGAGCAATCTTCAGCGCGCCGCTGGCTATCGCGGTCAGCCGGTTGACCAGGACGGGCTCGATCTTTTGGACCGGTCCCACCACTCGCGCGGCGGCATTGCCCCCAGAATAGACGTAGACCGGCCTGGACAGCGCGCTCGTCTGCATCTTGCACCTCAGGTGCCCCTCGAGCTCTGGCACCACGCAGTCGCGCATTGTGAGCCATTCACGCTTGGTTTTCATCGTCTCGATGAGTTCGATATAGCGGTTATCGTCGAACATCGCGTAACTCGGCTGGTCCCAGGCAAAGATCTCGTCGACCTTTTTATAAAGCCGTTCGTATCCTTTATTGTACGTCGGTGGAAAACACGCGAAGACGCAGTCTTCCGGCGCCATTGCGCAGAAATCGACAACATCACCGGCGAAAAAGGATTTGAGCACGATGCCGTCAAGCGCGGCTGTGACCTTCTCGATAGTCTTCTGCATGAGATCAGGCCATTGCTTCTGATAGGCTTTGATCATTCTGAGATGATAAACCTCTTGGCGGTCCGCCGACTGGAACATTTCCATGCAGAGCAGCAGCGTCGCGATCGTGCCGACGCCGCCGGTCAAATACTGTGTCAGCCACTCCCAATCCGGTCGCTGCACCCTGACCTCGATGTCGTTGCCGGCCAGGTGCGAGCCCAGCACGCAGCTGTACAGCGAGACGTCGTTGCCGTGGAGCTCGGAGGGAGCGAACTGGGAGACGATCCTCTCCACCGTGGCGTTGCCGGTGCAGCCGACATAGACGTTGGCGCCCTTCCAGCGATGCGCGATCTCGGCGACCACGGCGCGCAGGTTTTCGTTTATGGCTCCGATGAACATAATTTCTCAGCTTGGGTCAGGTCGTTCCTTTTAGGCTTCCTGGCCGATTTAGCTCGACGCTTTGATTCGCGGGCTGCGCGCTTCCCGTCTGGCAGCTTCGGCCACTCGCCAGCGAAGTTCCCCGTCTATCCGTGAGTGTTCGCATCAGGAGTTTCACCCTTGCGGCCTATTCGTGCCAACCTAACCCAAGCTCAGAAATCTGGAGCGCTGCGGTCGGTGCTTCCCCGCCCTTTCCCGGCTGGTGGCCGGGCGTGTCAATGGTTTCACTTGCAGCGCATATCATGGCTATCTTCTTGGTCCACAGGGACTGAATATACTCCTTGAACCGCTTTTTGGACTCGCGACGAAATGGGCAGAGAAACCGGATTTAAAAGTCGGAACTCTGACCGGCCCGTTGAAACTATTTTCTTAGTCTCCGCCTCTTTGGCTGCAATCCACGTCTGCAAGGCTTCCTCGCGGATGCGCCAGACTTTTTTACGACGACCTGCACGGAGAATGATTCCCGGTAGTTGGCCGCTTTTAAGCATTGTCGTGACGGTCCAGCGGCTTAATCCCAGGATGGATCCAGCTTCCGTAATTGAAAGTAGCTTCAACATCGGTGTAGCTCCTACGTAATTCCGAAATTTGCCGGCGGTGGCGGACATTCGCACAAGCCTCCGGGGTTAGCGCTATAAAGCGCGCACAATTTACGGACGGCCGTCGGCCAGTTAGGGAATCTGCAAATAGGCGTGAGCCATTTCAACATCTGCTGTATTTGCAGCGCTTTCGATTTCGCATCCCATTGGGTTTGAAGCTGACTTATCGTGAAATTGAAAAACCAAATCGCAAGACACAGTTCGTCATAACTGAACGGCGCATCATTGATTCTAGGCCATATCGTTTCGCCGAACGCGACTATTTTTTGTTGTCCATGGGGCATTTTTGATATCGACTGTTCTCGGCGTTTCTCTTCGCGTTCGACTTGGCGAGCTCGATACAACTCCTGCACCAAGATTGGTAATCTCGCCGGGTTTCTGGCGAGTTCTTCTTGATGCCGAATAACAACTGGAAAAACGTCTTGTTGGATCTGTGCGCGTTCGGCTTTTTTCGTTAGATCATATTTTTTCGCGTATGATGGCGGACACCACGGCAAGACAAGCCGCAGGTTTGGAAGCGTCGCATATTCTGTCGCAGTGGGCTCGCCGAAAGCGCCTATCGCTAAGGATTCAACTAGTAAATCCCAGATGGGTCCCTTTCGTTTGTTGATAAGGCGAGCGATATTACTTCGCATGCGTGCATTTGTAATGTAACTTAGGACCAAATCGGCGTTCGGCAGCGTGGCGAGCGCTCCTTTTGGTTTCCGGTCAACTTTTTTATCTTCTTCATGGTGCTCATCGAGATTTTCCTCTTTGTTATCCGTCGATTCTTCTGCTTTCTGTGGTTCATCTACGGGCACTCCCGTCTTCTCAACGCTGAGAAGACGTGCCTCAATTTCGTCTTGCCAAATAAGTCGGAGGGATCTCCTGTCGGTTTCCTCTAACACTCGGCGCGTAATTTCGGCATGTTGCCCCATATTTATTAATGCTGCTCGGTCATCTTTGTTGAAATAGTCAAGATCGTTTTCAACAAGCCATAGACCAAATTCGACATTTGATCTAAATTCCTGGCGTGCTCGGAACAATTCTTTAGCCAGCGCCAGCGTTGCTTTGGCCCATTCGACGGTTGCCTCCCGCCAACCATCAATCACTTCGCGCAGACAGTCCGCGCGCGCAGTCTTCGGTACCATCCTAATCACGTTATTTGTTTCCACGGTCTTTCTCCTAGTGATATAATTCTTCTCACGTCTACGCTCTCCGTGAAGTGGAGAGCGTAGGGTCAAAAGAGCTATTTGTTAGGCTGCGACCGCCGAACCCTCATCACCACCAAGGTAGTGGGGGTCCGGTACGTTTTTGGGCTTCATCGCCTCCCTGATGACCGAAGATTTAACGGCTCTCACGCGTTGAGCATCGAGTAAAAATGCCTTAATCGCCGCACCAAAACGTCCAAGTGCGGTGACTCGGTCACGCTTTGCCGCTTCCCGCTCCAATAATCTCGCAGCGATGAATAGCGGAGAACTTTCGCCGTTCAGGTCCTGTCCTAATTGGAAAACGGCCAACTTTTCAATTATTAGGTCCGACGGCCAATCCGACTTTAGTAAAATAAAAGCTAGGGTCTGTGCCTCGGGTGTTTGAAACGTCGGCTTTGCAATACCCTTTACCGAATTCTCACCAAGATGCATGGCCTGAACCAAGAGATCGTTGTTTTCATAAACCGCTTCGATCTTTTCTGGATTCGATTGAAGCTTTTTGCTGTCATCGGTCTTACTCAGGACCGAATATGCTCGCTGAAGAATTCTGCTTTTAATCTTCGCGTCGTCGAGGTGTTCTATTTCCAGAGCATCCGCAGGTGGTCGGGGTTTCCCAGTATCGATAACGCGAATCGCTTTTTGATCCATTCCAATCGTTACTTGAACCGGTAAAATCCGGCCAGATAAAGCAATTGCCGCCAACCGATGCTGTCCGTCACCAACATCGCCTGTTGTAAGAAACCCGATCCCCTGATTTGTAAATTGCCATTCTCCATTGGTGATTTGTCGACCGTACTTTTCAGTAAGACTGAATTCCCACTTTCGGTTCTGCTTGTTATGGTCAAAAAATAAGAGGGCCGCCATGCCGGGAGTTATATCCAGCAGCTTAACCCCGGGCGCAGCACCGACAGCGTCTTTTTTTAACGCTGTCACCGCTAGTTTGTCCGATTCGGTTGCGGCGGTATAAACCGCCATAATTTTCTCCTCGCAAGCCGTGGCAGCTGGAGTTCTTTTCTTTTCAGTAGCCATTTTATTTGGCCGTCCCTTCTTGCCCGTAGGCATTTTGACTGCCGAAACCCGTAGGTAGGCAGGTTAAAGATATTAGCCGGCGCATTAGCTAACCGTTCCCTCATCTATGCGCTAGTGTTTCATGTGTTACCCCCTTCCGTGCCCGCCCGCGGTTTCGACGTTGGCTGATTCTTCATCGCCGCCGCAATCTCTTCGCGGACAATCTGACGAATATATCGAGAAGAGCATTATTCATCGTCGTATCTTTGTCCTCGCTGGCCTTGACCCATCCCGCAGAATCGAATCCCTTTGATCCCTTCGTAGAATTTTTTCCCAGCCAACGATCAACCGCATCGGCATATATCCGAAAGGTTTTCTTTCGAGAACCCGACCTGATTATGACGGCAGGAATCTCGCCGCGATGAAGCATCTCGTGAATTGTGGCGCGCGAAACCCCCAACAATGTCACAAGGTCTTTTGGTTTCAACAGCACTCCCGACGATATACCGCTGTTATTCATCGTATCCGTATCCTCACCGGCCTGATGCCTATCGTCGGCGTGCGTTTCGGTGGCCCGCCACTCGCCGGTGGAGCTCCGCCGGTCGGTGGTTTGTCGCCGCCAGGAGGTTCTTTCGGCGGCGTCGGTTCGGTCGGTGCACTGCGCACCAATATCTCCCAGGGAATAGATCGAGCGTATAGGACCGACAGCGCGTAGGCGCGCCGGTCCAGTGCTTCGTTCCGGACTCCAGGCGGCTTGTGCCATTCCCTGATGGGATGGCCCTTGACGAAACGCGCCTGGACTTTCTCCGAGGTCAACTGCTTGAAAAACTCGTGGTCGTAGGACAACGGGAAATGACAATAGCCGGGCCCCTCGTCCGCAATCCTGAGCCGTGAATAGATGGCGTCTTTGGCCGTGTCGACTCCGAGAATCCAGACCTTGTGTCCTTTATACTTCTTGCTGCCGCCCGATTTCGGAGGCCACATCGGACGGCTGCCGGCCATGCCCTTGATGGCGTAGATCTGCCGGCCGCGACGCGGCGTGCAGAACTTGTAGACCTCATCGGCGTGATGACCGCCGGTGTCGATGGCGACCGCCTGGAGGCGCAGCCGCCGGCCGTCTTCGGTCGTCCAGTCGCGGCGCAGCACCTCGTCGAGCTGCTCCCAGATATCGGGCTTGGCGGGATCGCCGTGCAAGATGATCACCTCGACGCCCCAGCTTTCCTCCGGTTGGTTGCGCTTCTCGGCGCGCCAGCCGATGATCTCCGTTTCGAGCCTGTCGTCCTGGACGTCGACCCCGGCTGTCAGATAGAGAATCCGATAGGGCAGGCAGTCTGCCGCGTATTGCTCCCGCCTGGAGAGCAGCGGGTCCGCTGAAACCGTCTCGGCCTTTTCTTCCCATGTTTGGCCCAGGGTCGTGTTGACGAAAGCTTTCATGGGCTCGTTGTCGCCTTGCTCCTGTTTCAAGTGAGCAGCCAGAAAGCTTTCGACGATTTCGCTGAGCCTGACCCATGGGTTATAGGCTTCCCAGAGATGAAAGCCCGCCGTACCGTTGAATTCCGCCTCGGCGATCCATTCGCCTTCCATCACCGACTCGGCGCGTTCGGCGTCGTTCCACCCGGCCCCGCAATGAGAGCAGGCATAGAGCGCGGTTTTTGGATCGCGGTTCTCGAATTTGACCTGGGCCCACTCGAGCTTTTGCTTTTGCTTGCAGGCCCAGCACGGCACGTGGAAATAGCGGCGGTCCGATGCCAGGAAAGACGCTTCTATGGCCGAGATGCCTTTAATGGTGGGGGAGCTCACGAACAATTTCTTGCGATTCCAAAAGGTTGTCGTTCTTTTACTGGCCAGTGAGATCGGATTGCCCTCGGCGCCGGCGCTCGGCGCATAGCGGTCGATCTCATCGCAGATCAGGATTCGAATCGGGCGACTCGCCAGACCGCTCGGGCTGTTGGATCCGGCGAGCGTGACATGGCCCCCCGGAAAACGTTTGTGCAAAATCGTGTTCCCGGTGTCGCGCGATCGCGCTTCCTGAATCAGCTGGGACAACACCGGCGTGTCGCGCACCATGGGAGCCAGGCGGTCCTTGCTGTAGGCTTCCGCGATGTCCAGGGTTGGCTCGATCACCAGGATCGGCGATGGGTCTTGATGGACGTAGTAGCCGGTGACGTTTAAGCACAGCTCCGTGTTGTGAGTCGGAATCATTGTCTTGCCGGCTAAATACAAATGACTCGGACTGTTTACCTGAATGCACCTTACCGGGACCGATGGACATGGTTCGACCGCAACGATTCGACGCCTCTCTGTTTCCGTTGTGCGTCGGCCTTCGCGAGCTGGCAACAAGTCCAGCTTTCGCTTTAACCTGAAGACCGGCTTCTCGTTGTAGACCAGGAATGAAAATCGCCATGCCGGCGCACAGTCGACGGAACACCCGAGATAGGTTATCCGTGGAGAAACTTTGTAGATGGTATATTTGATGCCAAGGCTTGAGAGGAGCTCGCCGAAGCCGTCCTGAATTCCGCTGATCGTGGTCGAAAATTCGCATCGCCCTCGGTGGCCGATCGATCCGTCTGTATCCATTAGCCCTTGGAGTAATGCCAGTCGCTGCTCGTAACTGGCCCTCAAATAAGTTAACGGGATGTGCTTCTTGTATAGATTCCGTGAACTCGAAAGTAATCCGAGTTTGGCAAGTTCCCTCGCCATACTTGGGACGGGGTTGACCACAGGATCTAACTTGCCGCCATACTGGTGAAATTTGCTGGTTTGCCTCGCGCATTCTGCGCAATACCCCTTTTTTGTCAGACCGAGTTTCCGAGTATCGTGATTTCGAATGCAGAATGGCACGCGAGAATACGGATCTAGATGCAAGTTGCAGGTGCTTGGATTGCGCTTGTCCGACCCTCTGCGTTCGACTACTCTGACTCCGCATTCTCTTAAGTAGTCTGCGATTTCCAAATCTTTTTCATGAAGGGTGACTTGAGTGCTGCGGCTGTTGCCGTCACCGAGCCAGACCCCTAACGCGTAAGGGTGTAAGGGCAAATCGCGTCTCGGCAGATCGGCCAACGCCGCAGCAACCGGGACCGCATATCGATTGCAACTTTTATCCTTAAACAGGACGCGAGTCGCGAATATTTCATGAGTCGTTAAAATTCGGTAATTGCATTTCCTTTCGTGGCCGTCGTGGACCATCCATCTGTGCTGACTGTCCGCAACGATCTCGCTGCCATCCGAAAAGCCCAGCCGAAAGCATTCGCGGTCCTGCATGATCGGCGTAATAAATGTGACATAGCAATTCTTTCCCGACTCGTCGAAAACTATATCTCCGACCCGCAGATCCGCCATCGACTTCCAGCCATCCGGGGTCGGGATCGGCGTGTCTACTGCGAGAGCTTTCCCTACCTGACTCGATGACTCGATGATGAGCGTGTGCACGTCGGGGTTGGTCACCTCGCGCATCGGTTCCCGCATGTATGGGGTTCGCGAGGTGTACCATTTCCCAGGCTCGGCGCTGCTCTCCGGGCTAAGCATCCGATACTGGTCCGCCCACTCGTCGATCGTTAGCTTCGGCGGCGGCGTGAAGATCTTGAAAGTACCGTTCAGCGATGTCGTCCACGGTCGCGGGGAAACGGAGGCTGCTGAGTTCATTTAAGATCTCCCGAATCAACTCTTCCGAAATCGCCACCTGCTTGGCGGTCATCTGCGGGCTCTGGGACTTGAGCCGGCTTGGGACGGCTAACAGTTTGGTTCGTAAGGTGCCGTGGAGAAACGACAAAGCGTCCATCAATGCCGCCATTGGAATCAGTTGGCCGTGTCGTTCGCCGAGCTTTATCTCCAGTTCCTCGCGCCTTCGACGGTCCAGCAGAGCGGCCTCTTGGATACGGTCGAGCAGCCCATCGCGCGAGCTCCATCCGGCTGCGACGCTGCGAAGGTTGGTGAGGTATTCTTTGTGCCATTGCGAGATCGGAGCGCCCCTGGTCAACACGCCTTTTCTTAGTAGCTGGGAAACTTCCGGCTGGCTGATGAAAACCAGTTTAGCGAACCGCTCCTGGGTGTCTGTTTTCGCCATGCCAAAATTATAAGTGGCTTAGTGTCACCTGAACCTAGAAAAAAATTGAGAGTCGTCTTACC